GATGCGTTTGGTCTCTCGTTTACAGAATATGCGTCATGCCGGTGATTATGATGACATGTTCGATTGGGCTGAAGAAGATGTAAAACCTCTTTTTAACCGAACTGAACTTTTAATCAAAAAGATGAAAAGTTTATTATCGTTGGTGGAATAGTATGTTTCATTTTGTTAATCTTACCCTTCTTCATAATATCGGATTGGCATGGGCCAATCGTTGAGAAATCGCTTAAATTATTAGCTCAAATGTTTTTTAGGCACTTTTCAGTGGCTAAAATCAAATATTTACAATTCAATCTTACGATACATCCCAAACCCCAGTGAATACAGGAGATAAGGACTATTGCCATAGGGGTTGGATACTTATAATATGACGGTTACCGTTCGTTACCTTTATTCTTTTCCGTTTTGCGGACTTCCCGTAGTGAAGGTGGGGATAAACTTTGACTCGGAAAGTCACACTTTGAGTGATTGGATTATAGAGGGATAGACAATAATAGGTCCTGTCTGAATTCGGTGGAGGAACAGTTCATAACCGCCGATAAAATAAATTTATAAAGATAGAATATTTGCTATAGGCTGTATGCGATAACGTATGCGGCCTTCCTTGTTTTTGTTGTCGGTAGCGACTGGCATCCGTATAATGTATTGCAAGAACGATTGTCTTCGTGACTACCAGCAGGAGATGAAGCTCAGGCTCTTTGAAGAGTGGGAGCTTCACCGGAGTGTGATGGTACAGATGCCTACAGGCACGGGAAAGACACACCTGCTGGCTGCCATAGTGAGGGAGTTCTTGTGTGGTTCCGGTAGCCGGGTATGGATTGTGGCGCATCGTCGGGAACTGGTGGAGCAGATAGAGGAGACGGTTTCCCGTTATGGAATGGGGAGGGAGGACGGAAGTGTGAGGGTGATGTCCATCCAGTGGTTGTCACGAAACCGGAAGATTGTGAACGGACAGCCGGATTTGATTGTTATTGACGAGGCACATCATGCCCTGGCAGAAACTTATCGGGAGCTTTGGAAGAGTTATCCGGAGGCGAGGAAATTGGGTATGACCGCTACCCCCTGTCGGCTGAACCGCAAAGGATTCACGGATTTGTTTGATACCCTGATTACCTCATGGAGTATTGCGGAATTTATCGGGAGGGGCTGGTTGTCGTCCTTTGACTATGTGTCCATCCGTGCGAACAGCAGGGAACAGCGGCTGGTTGACTCGTTGAAGAAGCGGGGTGCGGACGGGGATTACCAGGTGAAGGAAATGAATGCGGTGCTGAACCGGGAGACCGGTATCCGCCAATTGTATGAGAGCGTCCGTCGATATGCCGCCGGGAAGAAAGGGATAGTCTATGCCGTGAGCATCGCACACGCCCGACAGATTGCGGCTTATTACAGCCTGCATGGCGTGGAGTCTGTTGCTATCGACAGCAGGACCCCCGCTCTGGAACGCAAGGAACTGGTAGAGGATTTCAGGCGGGGAAAGATCAGCGTGTTGGTCAATGTGGATATTTTTTCCGAAGGTTTTGACTGTCCCGATGTGGAGTTCGTGCAGCTGGCACGTCCCACGCTTTCGTTGGCGAAATACCTGCAACAGGTGGGACGGGGGCTGCGGAAGTCGGATAATAAGGAATCATGTATGCTGATAGATAATGTGGGCTTGCACCGGATATTCGGTCTGCCTGTCCGTGACCGTGACTGGGAGGCGATGTTCGAAGGACGGATGGCGGGAAATGCTCAGCCCTGGACACGGATGGAGAACAGCGGGCTGTCTGTGTCTTGCTCTCTATCGGAAGATAGCAAACAGAATGAAGGACTGGAAATTGTGATGACACACAACTGTCTGCTGGATGCTATTCGGAAAGGGGATTTGATTTGTTTGGGAGGAGGTGGTCCGGTCGGTGGGGAGCAACGGACTGCTTTGAAAGCCTGTCATGACCGGCAGAGTGGTTTGTGGGGCTTGAGGTGCGGGAACAAAATCACAGTGATTCCTCAATACCGGGAAGTATTTGATATTTGTGCAAACCGGGCTGCTGTCCGTTTTGAGGACGGCCGGACAGGAGTGGTGGATGATTCCGGAACTCCCCTGATGGTGACAGACCGCTGCCGGAGATTGAGATTCCTGAAGGGAGAACTTCTTTCTGTCACCAAAGAGGATGGGAGTGACTATTATACCGATTTGAAGACAAACAGAACTTATCAGGAGAGGCCGGTGGTTTTTTCATACGGCGGCATAGAGTTGCTGCGGGTGGGGGAGACTTTCCATAGCCGCACGCGGAAGGCGTATACCTCTATGCATGGTTTGCACAAAGACAGTCTTTGTTTTTATGGTTTCTACTTGAAGATACCGGATTACCGTGTTCCGAAGTCTTGCCGGCTAGTTGATCCTGTGTGGTCTGCTATATTTGATGTCTTCGCCTGCGTGCTGGAAGGGGATGATGAAGAGGTGTACTGGTGTTGTGGTTGTTTGGCGGATCGGAGCATTGTGGTGATGGACGGGGAAGGAAGCTATTATCATGTGGAGAAAGGAAAGGGGAAGCGGTATATAGCTTGTAATGCTCCTAAGGCGGGCGAGGCGGATTTTGCCTCCGTGGTGGAAGGTCTGAGGAAGGAAGCCGGGCGGCGTGCGGAGAGCGTACAGCGGGAACGGCAACAGAATGAGGAAGAGAAAAGGCGGAAGAGGCTGGAGGAAATAAAAGATGTCCTTCCTTTCCGGATGGGGATGAAGTGGGGGCTGAAATGGGGAGATCGTATCGTAGTGCCTCCTTGTTACCGGAATATCTGTATTCCTGTAGGCGGTTATTGTGCTTTTGAAGGGAATGCCTGCCAGTGGGGGGTGATGGCACTGGATGGAAAAGTGGTGGTGGAGGCCAGATATCAGAAGGTGGAGATAGAAAAGGATGGAACGGTGCATCTGACCATCATTCCGGGTAAGGTAAAGACCATCAAACTTTGACGGATATTGAATTGTTTGGGTATGGAGTGGGTAAATTTCAGTATATCACGGGTGTTTGATGAGGAGAGCAATTAGTGTAAAATAGTTTTTACGCCTTGATGTTATAATCTTTACATAAAAGAAAACAATTCTACCGTTGAAGCTCTTACGTGGGATACCGCTTTCAAGAACATAAACGAACCAAGCGGATGGGCCATGAAAGGGATACATGAAGAAGCCTACCAATAAATCCGGCATCAATTGACATAACAAAATCGGATAACTGAAAAATTATCCGCTTTTAGTTTCTTTATTTCGAAAGAAAGATATATATTTGCAACGCTTTTTCAGAAAAGCACCCGATATTGCAGAAAAAACAGTTGCCGAAATGGCTCAGTTGGTAGAGCAATTCATTCGTAATGAATAGGTCCCGGGTTCGAGTCCCGGTTTCGGCTCAAGGGGGGGGCAAAATGCCCCTTTTTTTATTTTACGCCAATAGGCTATAAATCAATATCTTACAAACCTAATCGACTGATCTTCAACGTGTTTAAGTAATCTTACTAATGATTACTACCGTTACTGTGCATTACTTATCATTACACTGTTGAACTATTTGTGATACCAATTTGTTCCTGGTATCACAGCTGGTATCACACTTGGTATCACATTTACCATAATTAACAAATTATAAACTAAAAAGAAACAGTATGGAAACATGGAAAATCAAGCCGGTATTCGACAGAAAAAAGAAAGCAACACCGGAGAAATCAGCTAAGGTTGAAATTGAAATTAAATTCTCACGTACAGAAAGGAAATGGATCTCAACAGACATTGAACTGTATTCAAACCAATGGGATGGAGAATTTGTGGTACGTCACGCTAAATTCAAACAATTAAATAAAGCAATAACCCAATATGTAAAAAAGTTTGATGATATTATCAAAAATATAAGAAAAGAAGGGAAAGACATCAATCTAAAAAACTTTAATATTTTTTATAACGAAAAACACGTAAAGTCTAAATCGTCATTTTTAGATTTCGCTTATGACGAGTTACAAAGAAGGGATCTTAAATGGTCAACCAAACGAGCGCACCTTATAGCACTGGAAGCTCTAAAACGCTCCGGAGTAATTAAAACATTTGACGATATCACTCCTGAAAATATAGCTTTATTTGACAGGTTTATAAGAAGAGAAGATCCAACAAGAGGACAGACAACAATACATGGATACCATAAGAGAATAAAACCTTATATTAATGAAGCGCTTCGGCTTGGACTTATCGAGGACACACCTTACAGGGTATTCAAAGATAAACATGGTAGATATAAAACAAGACAGCCTCTCACAATGGACGAACTGCAATCTATCCGCAATATAGAGTTGAATGATCGACAATTACAAAAAGTACGTGACCAGTTTATATTTCAATGCTATACCGGCTTATCATGGGTTGACTTATACATGTTTGATTATGACAGATGTACTGTAGAACATAACGGAGTTGCATATATAGACGGAGAACGTATCAAGACCGGAACCAAATTTTACACACCTATACTTACTCCAGCAATGGAAATATTAAAAAAATACGATTATAAATTTACAGTCCCTACTGTACAGTCATTTAACAGAAGCCTTAAAATCATAGCTGAACTTATCGGCTTAAAAAAGCCCTTAACCAGTCACATAGCCCGGCATACATTCGCTACCACTGTTGTTTTAGCAAATGACGTACCTATCGAAACGTTGTCTAAGATGCTAGGGCACACAAAGGTTTCAGTCACACAAGTTTATGCAAAAATTCTAAATAGTTCAGTAGAAAAACATGCGGAAAAATTAAACAGTATTATATAAATCCATCCGTTGTGCTTATGAGTTATCGCTTTTAGTTCATAGGCACAACGATATCACCCTTGCCAACACGGCAAGAGGTATCAGCCTGTATATCCACCTCTCTATACGTTCCATCGCATCACAGCAAGTAAACGACAAAAATACCAGTGAGGCACATCATCAGCATGTTCAAGCAATATGTTCAACTTATCTTCTTTCATTTTTAAACATAAAAAAAGCGGTAAAACCGTTGGGAATTACCGCTTAAAATTTATATAGTGTTTTCTATTTATGTTCTTCATTCACTTCATTCGATTTGTCATTTGCCAAAAAATGTCCCCGTAAAACAATTAATCCGAGTCCGATTATATTCACGGTTGTAGTAGAAAGAATAGTTATCATTATAGGATTTGGGATGCTTATACAAAAATAAGATTTAATCGCTGGTATTGATACATAACTTGCTAACACAATACATAGAACTATAAAAAGATATAAGGCAATCACTCTCAAAGACCACTTTTCAAGTCTTCTTCTTGCTTTTGTATTTTCAACTATACGATGTAGATGAATCAGCTCTTTGCTTTTTTTTATATTTCCATCGGTTGTTTCTGATTCCAATAAGGATTTAACTGTGTCAAGAATATTTAAATCTTTCTTTTTCTCTTTAAACGGCTCTGAAAAGAAGAATTTAATCCAATATGGAATATAATATCCTAAATGGATTAAATAGTGATACCATTTAATAGGTTTACCTTTCCCGAATATAGAATCAAAAATACTGGGTCCATCATTTGATCCATTCATTGTTTTATTCTATTTTTAGGTTCGGTTGAACAAGACTCAGATAAATAAGATTTTGTTCTATGTATATGGTGTGTACTATGCCGAGACCAATAACCTGTTGTTTAAAGACGATTCTCCGAAAGTATGGCCTTATGGTCCGGTCTTTCCTATTGTAAATAAGAAAATAAATCCTGATGAGATTATTACTTCTTTTCCAAAAGACGTATTATACGAATTTAATAAACATTCCAAGGCATTGGAACTCGTAAAAACTGCGGTTAATGCAATGTATAATATGAGTGCATTGTCATTAACCCAATGGTCGCATCAAGAAGGCTCTCCTTGGTATGATACGCTATACATAAAAAACGACAAGGGGGATATTTGTGGACAAAACAAATGGAACACACCCATTCCCAAAGAATTGATTAAAGACTATTTTATAGAACCATATGCAACTTTTGGGCTGCATACTGAATCAATCGTGCGTAATCTGTACTTTTCAATTCCATATCATAAATATATAAAAATCCCATGAATATAACATATAAAATAAACTATATGTTTACCCATGAGAAAACAATCTTTGTAACACATTTAATTGTGTGTGCTATATTAATGTTGCAAATATATATAAAACCATTTATATAACAATAAACAATGGCAACCATTAACATTTGCAATGCAACTAATTGTTAATTTACAAATATACTATTTTAGCGGTAATTCCAACAAGTCAAAGAACGCTTCTGTTCGATTATTATTTTTCCAGTCCTTTTCTGCAATGTTCACATAAGAACTTTTTGGCTACAGGAAACATCTTTTGACCGACATATCCACTGAGATATTGCGCTTCCTCTCCATAAGGATCAATCCCGAAAGCCTTGGAGATATGCCGGCACAAATGACCTTTTTCGTGGTCCCACGAATTTTGAAACTCTTCGGGGGTAGAGGTTAGTGAGATAACCATTACTGTTTCTCTTCTCCTGTAGTCCGAATAGGTTAGACCGGTATTCATTCTGCCTTCGGTCAGATTGCGATACGCACGCTTGAGGGAATCCCCCCTGCATCCTATACGGTATAGGTCCATAATGATCCGATCCGCCCAATAGGTGTGTACCGCATAATACACTTTGACGTGCCAGTCTCCATATTTCGGTATGTAGAACTCCTGAATAATCATATCACATCCGACCAGATTACAGGAATCCCTTTACCTATACAGGTGGCAAAGAACTCGTCAAACGCCCTGCAAGGATCGCCATCAATATCATCAAGGTAGCATTTTATATGCTTGCATAAGTGAGCCTCGTCAACCAATGATTTTTTATAGAAATCCGCTTTCAGCATGTTTGCGACATAAGCAACGTCATAACCCTTGTCGTGCTCAATGGTAATTCCGTTCGCTTTCAGCATATCGTCCACTTCATCTTTGCTCCACGGCTCCAGCTTTTTCTCTTTGCCCGTGGCTTCGTCTTTCACCTTCATTTTTGAAACGGCCCATTCATAAAGTTTCTTGCTGAAATGAAAGCCGTATGCTTCCAGATATTCCCTCATGCCCGATGGAAATCTGCTGTATGTATCCAATCTCTGTTCCATAACCTTTATTTAAAAAGAGGGGCATTCCACCCCTCCACCATTAATAAAACTCACCGTTGGCGCGTCTGCGTCTGCGTTCGCCCATGTCATCCATACGCGGATATTCAGGAAAGTATCCTGGGTATCTGCGTTCATCCATGCCGGATGAGCTTCCACCACCTGAATAACTTCTTCCGCCATCACGGAAACCCATTTCTCCGCGCATTTCTCTCATGGCTTTTTCGTAACCTTTGCGGCAGCCTTCCTTATAGGCTTCCTCCACCTCGTCACCTCTCATACCGAAGCCGCGTCCGTAATCGTCACGCCCTTCTTCTAATATTTCCCACATTCCCATAATCATTTCTTTGTTTTGGATGTTTCAACCACTCCGAGCTGTTCCATGAGCCGTTTGTTCAAATCCATAAGGTCAGACATATTCTTGCTCATTTCCGCCATTTGCCCTTTCAGAGAGGATATTTCCTGCTCCTGACGTTGTTTCTCGGCAAATTCAGGGTTCAAGAGCGTAAGCATCTTGTCACACCCTGCAATGACGGAATTGTGGAAGTCCATGCTGTTGATGATGTCTATGCTTTTCTGTTTCATAGAAGCGACCTCGTTATTCATAGCATCACGCGAGCATGACACTACGATATTCCCGTTCTGTCCGAAGTCGGCTATATCCATGCCGGCAGGAAGATTTTGGAATGTCGTGTTCTGCCCGTTGATGCAGACAACAACATCCACAACCATTTCCATTTGGGGCAACTGTCCCATAGGGGATGCCATAGGATATTTCGGCTTGGGAGCGGAAACGCTGACCACCGGGCCGTATTCGATAAACGGGTTAGCATCCTTATGAAGTATATACAATTGGTTATTGGTACGAAGTGATTGAAACATGATTGTTTAATTTTAAGGAGTGTGGTTATTCCCATTTTGGGAACCACCACAAAACTCCATGTTAATTATTACTTGCTCCGTAAAGAAGCGGTTTCTACTGTAGGAGCCGGAGCCGTTGTCGGTCTGTACCCTCCATTAACAAGATACAATTCGTTGGTGTACTTGTTATAATGAATCTCATAGATGCCGGTTCCAGCCAAGTTTGCAACAGTCACAGGCTCATTGTTATAAGCCATCAACGGTCTTGTGTCCCCATTAGTTCCTATCAATATCGGAAGTGTAGCAGTCGTACCGGCAGGTATAGCTTGTCGGAGACTGATATAGAATCCCCCAACATAATCCCTGTTACGGAATGCATGGTTAGGGAGTTCAAGAGTAACATTCTCCGTACCGACTGTCACAGCCACCGTAGGAAGAGTATTGAAGTTTGCTCTTCCGATTGATGGGAATGGGAACGGGAATCCTGTAAAAAAGTTAGGCCACATATCTACCTCCTTTCTTGCCGGATTAACCCCAGTAGTTATTGCAACCACATCCACTACGTCCGTATACAGCGTCACCCATATATGCACCGTAGGCGGCTGCACGGAAACAATCTGTATTAATAGCGGTTAAATTGGGGTATTGAACACTCACAGTATTGGGGAGCTTGCATTTGATTCCATCAACATCGCTTTGTAATGCCTGCAATCCGGCTGCCAAAGGAGCAATCTGTTGTCCTACTGCACTCAGGATAGTGGCGTTCTGATTACGCTGGGATATTTCGGCTGTTAAAGTAGCCTTTTCCGCAGTAAGAGATGCGATCTTGTCCTGCAATGCCTGATTTTGGATTGCATCAAGTTTAGCAAGGATAGCATTCGTGTTGGCAGTAGCACCGTCACGCAATGACAATGTGTTTTGGTTAGCAGTGTTGATTAATGCGTTAGTTTGGTTGCACATTGCAAGCTGACTCTCGTATCCTTGTGTGGTTACAAGCTGTTTCATATCGCAGCAACAGCTACAGATCTGAGATGTCAGAGCGTTGTTACCTTGCATAATCGCAGTCAGGATACTGTTGGTGTTCTGACCCATTTGGTTACCGAGACCGCAGATTGCCTGTGATACAGAGTTAATACCGGCAAGGATTTGGTCTGAAGAGGTGTTAACAGCTTGGGCTAATGATGCAATGTCCACACCGTTCCGGTTAAGTGTCTGCATGATCATTTCTCTTCCTTCATCGGCACCCTTATTGTTGTTGCCACCGAATCCAAAGTTTCCGTTACCGAAGATGGCTGCAATCACAATCAATGCAATGATGTCCTGAAAACCTCCATTGTTTCCGAAAAAGCCGCCGTTTCCATTTCCTCCCATCAGCCCCATCAGATAGCCTGTGTCAATTCCACGGCTCTGCAAGGACGGAAGAATGGACGCAAGCAGACCATTGTTTGCTCCGGTTCCACCGTCTTGGTTAAAAACATAAGTTCGTTCCATAAGTATTTGTATTTTGTATCCCGGTCAAAATCGACCGTTCACAAAAGTATATATATCATATCTCATGAGGAATCAGTTGTTTCCCAACAAATTCTTTATATTATCCCAATATATTCTCATCATTTTTTCACTTTTTAGACGTATATGAAAATTTGATATCATATAGTTCACTGAACGCTTAGTTTTATGAATGAGAGAAGAAATCTGAGATGGATAAAATCCTTTTTCGTATAGAATATATACAAGGATATATCTAGCGTTAACAATCTCTGTGACACGGTTGTCACTTACTATTAATTCGGTAGGTATTTCTGTTCCTTTAGAAACAAGAGCTATTATTTTGGCAAAAATTTCAGACTTACACATTGTGGTTTAAATTTTTGTTGTATTTTTGCCTTGCCAATCAAATACAATCATGACAAAAGCATACGTAGGAAATAAGTAAGGATATTACTACCCCTGACACTTACCTATGTATGCTTTTGTATGCTTTAAAGTTTGATTGGCGTTAAACTTCAAGTGTCGGGGGTTATTTTAATTCTGCCCCCTGAAAGAATTACTTTTATTAAATGAGTTTTTCTATTATATGCCACACTTCTACCTGTGGCGAATAATACTTGATGTTGCTATCTCATCTTTTTACCTCCTTTCTGTTGATTACCATATTCTATAACTTATTCCTGCGATAACCGCAGGAGAAAAGCCATCCTTACCAAATCCATAACCGGCTGTTATTCCCAGTCCCCATCTTCTGGGTTTTATCTTCACCGTGTGATGGATATCGTTTGTTACTGTCTGTGTTTTAGAGCAAACATAGATACTATCTAGGTTAGGTCTGTAACCACTCACATAAGCGATGTAATCACTATCTCTGTATATCTTCTGCTCAACAGGAAGAACAGTGTCTCCTACATGGATTGTATCACCATCATGCCAACACAGTATTGGAGAAGGAAGATAATATTTTACAGTATCTCTCTTTACAATGATACTTGTACTGAACACCGTATCCGTTCTTGCCTCTATAACTGCTTCGGGGGATGGCTTTACAAACCATCCTAAACCGAAAGCGAGTACAATTATTAATATATAAGGAAGCCATTTCATATTATTGTATTTAAATAAGTACCAATAGCAATGCTATCGCTATCGCAATCCATATATAGATCCTTTGTTTCATAAACTTAACACTTGTTTTCTATTGGCACCGTCAGCTCGATAACTGACGTGCACCCATGCAAAATTGCTTTCGTTAATCAATTGATCATAGGGCAGGTTCTTGCGGATATATTCAAACAACAACTTGTTTTGCTGACGGTCTCCAGTATCAATATCAGCAGCTTCCCCTTTCATGTGCTGAGAAGACTTACTTCCCTTGACGGCCGCATTAAGTTTCGGGCAGCGATAGCCACTGTTTACTGTTATAGGCTTTCCCCACCATGTGCGTAACGGGTCCAGTACGTTATCCACCAAGGAAGTCAGAGCAGTCACATGCTCCTGTCTGCATCTGTTGTTGATACCCAAGCGGTCAGCAGTCGTTGACTTGCAGAGTTCCGCAATTGTAAAATACTTCATTTCTTTTCCTCCTTCTTGTTTTCATTATCAAACAATATCTGAGCCATGATCTTGGCAATATCATCCTTGTTCTCGATAATCACACTCATTGTGTTTTCTGCCTTGCGCAACTCCGCTTTTTCCCATGATTTTTCACGAACTGATTTAAACTCACAGAAAATGCAGTACCCTGTCCAAATCATTGAAAAAATAGGGAAGGGGATAACTACGCAGCATAACAGGTCAATGAAGCACAATTCTATGAACGGGGTGAAATACTTCTTCGCTTTGACGGCTGTTTTCTTATACCCCGTGGATGTTCTTGCCTCCCCCCGTTGCTTGGCTTTCATTACTCCCGTAATAAGGTCTACTAACATAGCCCCCATTGTAGCCGCAATACACAAGGCTATAAGCACAATATGTATCATCATGTGCTCATTAATAAAATTGTAAATTACGTCTTTCATTTAAAGTAAGTTTTGAACACATTAATATGATAGATATTCACCTGTCCATAGTTGGCATCAAATATCTTCTTGATCTCGTAGCCCAATCCATAAGATAACGCTTTCATTCTTCGCCAGTTGATGGAACGCCAGTTCATATTATGCTCCTTTGCCCAACGCTTGATACTGTACCATTCTTTGGACTCATCAAGTTGCTCGGTCTTCTGTTCAAGCTGGTACTGAATCTGTTCTTTTGCCTCCACCTCATCCGCAAGTCGGCGCAACGCTTCCGCATATGTTTGAGGGGTTTTAATTTCTTTCAATGATCGTTCCATTGTGTTGAAAGCTTTGATATATTCCTCCTTGAATAGCCCTGCTTTCTTTCCGGTATACCCCATAACAAGGAAACTGAAACCGTCTTTCGTTATTACATACATGGGTAACTCCTTGTTTTGTAGACTAATATAAGAGGACACGCCAAAATTGGCGGCTCTAAATTCATTGGAACACGAGAGGTTCTCAATATCTCTCATCACTTTGCTATGCTCTTTCCCAAACTTCTCAGCCACTAATAAGCTATTGGTTAAAACTTGATCATTCTGACCTTTAAAAACTAAATCTGTCATATTACCTAATTTTATGTTAACTTTTAATTACCGTCAATTACACGTTTTGGATTACCCGATTTTCAAACTAACCTTTATTTTGTATGACAAAAAAAGAGCCTGCCACGGAAACTAATCCGCAACAAGCTCTTGGCTTTATCAAATATGTAGTATGTCTTTTCGTCATAATCAATGTGGCGTGCATCTTCACACGCTTCCACAAAGATAAATATTGCTTCTCTCTTTCGCAAATAAGAATACAAAAAAAGAACGACCGCTAGCAAAAAGCACAGCAGCCGTTCAATCCACGCCCTACTCTCTATCCCATTTTCCCAAGAAGACAATAGCAAAGATATCAAACAGGTTGTATCCACATGGAAAAAAGGTTAATAAAATATATGTTGTATAATCTGTTATTTTAATTTAGATTAAACAAAAATAATATTTAAATTGTTTGTTAATAAATAAATTAATTTGTTCCTTTGTAGCAGGCAATAGCCTTCATGGTGTGAAGTTACACCATACCCACTTTTAGAACGTGATCACTGTGGAGGCAATTGCTGTATTATAACGGCGGTTGCCTTTATTGTTGAACAATGAAACAATGGTTTAAGATACCTTCTTTAAAGAAGTCGAATAAGGATATGTATAGTGATGCTACTTATCATGGTAAAGATGATGGTGGTAATTTTATTTATGTTCCTAAATGGGTGGAAAATCTGTTTTCTGACAATAGAGGGAATATAGATTTTGACATGTCGACCGTTGAAGGGAAATCAAGAGCCTTACATGAATGTTGGCCGTTTGCAATGGTTCTAGATCATTGCGGAAGAATGATGCAGAATGGGCGGTATTATGTGACGGATATTAACGGAAACGAGAAGAGGAGTTTTAAAGACATTGTGACTCTTTTGAATCGTCCGAATGTGATACAGAGTGGGCGTTCTTTTATAAAGCAGATTGAGATATCTTTGAAGTGTTTCGGATTTTGCCCTGTCTATACACTAAGAGCTTTAAAGTCTGATCTCCCTAAATCCATGATGGTAATACCTCCCGAATTATTCTACATGGAATCATTCGGTAAGGGCCCGTTTACTCAAACAGAGCTTTCTTCAATTGCTAGTAAGGTATATATACGTTGGGGAAATGAGAATATAGAACTTGGTGATGAGGAGTATTTTGTCATATACGATTCGATAATGGATATTCCAAGTAATAATGGAGGGAGAATTACCTTCCACTCCCCTGTGGACGCATTATCTACTCATACTCGAAACTATATGGCTCAACTGATAGGGAGAGGAAACCTTATTGTTAATGGAGGACCTAAAGGGATACTATACGGGAATGATACGACTGACGTAGGGAATGCAGCTATTACTCCGTCTGAATCCAAGAAATTGCAGGATGATTTCAAAAGGAAATATGGTATAGTGCATAAGTTGTATGAAATCATGGTGACTCCTAAGAAACTAGGGTGGATTACATTGGGGTCAAATACAGACCAATTGAAGCTTCATGAGGAGGATAAGGCGTGTTTGGAAGCGATAGCTCAGACGATAGGCTTTGACCCCAATCTGATTATACAAGGAAGTACTTATGATAACTCTTCTCAAGCAAAGAAAGCGGCATATCAGGATCTTATTATCCCTGACAGTGAATCTATAACAGAGGTTCTGACTAATGCTATATGTAAGGACAGGGCAATAATCAAAATGGACTTCACTCATGTCCCTTGCCTTCAAAAGGATATGAAAGAATTGGCGGATGCCTTGTCTACAGCCTCTAATGCTGTAGCTTCATTGTATAACAATCGGCTGATTACTTTTGAAGAAGCAAGAACCGAAATGTCCAATTTTACAGATATTGATCCTGATAACCCTAAGGGAGAATTTAAAAGTGAAATAAATAATGATGGAGACAAGCAAATACAAGAACAGGTTGGGGAAGCAGTATAAATCCTTAGCTTTTTATGCAAAGGAGATACAATATGATTCTGGCAGTAGAACTATCAGTGGTTATGCTGCGGTTTTCAATAACATTGATAAATCCGGTGATATGCTCCTGAAAGGTTGTTTTTCAAAAAGCATACAGGAGAGAGGTCCGGGAAGTTCTGCTAATGATAAGATTATCTTTTTGTGGATGCATGACATGCATGAGCCTATAGGACGCATTACGCTTCTGCAAGAAGATGAGAAAGGGCTTTACTTTGAAGCGTATATTGATGATGTGGAAAGAGGAAATCAAGCGTTGAAACAGCTTGAAAGTGGAACTTTGAACCAGTTCTCTATAGGTTATAGTTATGTATGGGAAAAATGTGAATATGACAGGGAACGTGATTGCTTGGTTGTAAAGGAAGTCATTCTATATGAGATATCCGTAGTGTCCATAGGATGTAACGGAGAAACTGAATATCTTGGTCTGAAATCGGCAGAAGAATATGAAAGTGCGTTGGAGTCACTTCCGGTTGAAATAAGTGATGTATGTAAAGGACTTCCGATAAGAAAGAGGGAGGAAATCCAAATGTTAGTAAGAAAAGCGATGTCACTCGCTCGATACAAGCCGGCAGACAAGCCACTTGATGAAGAGGGAGCCGATGAAAAAATAAAACTATTTACAAAACCTTTAAAACTTAAAGAAGCATGAAATTTGACTTTTTAAGCAAAATTGATTTGTCGGTAATGGATGAGGTTTCCGTGAAGTCATTACAGGCGTTGCAGGACGCAATAAACGCTACTGTAGGCGATTTCATGGACGATACTATCGACAAAAAAACTTTTGAGGATAAATTAAATGAGGTTTCTCAAAAGATAGATTCCGAAAAGGAATTGGAAACAGTGCGTAAGGAACTTGGTGAGATGAAAGAGATAATCGTTCGCATGAAAGGTGCAATGCATAAGAATGAAGACGGGCAAATGGTGTTCAAGTCTGTAGACCAGCAGATTGAAGAGCAATTGAAGGGTTTCATCACAGTAGGCAAGCATGGAGAGAAAACTGTGGACTTGAAAATGGCTTGCAAGCAGTCCCCCGGTTTCAAGAAAAGCCTTACGCTTGTTATAAACAAGAAGGAGGTTGAACCCTTGAAGAGTACGGGTGTGGCACCACATTATAACATGACAATTGATAGTCAGTTATCTGTTGAACCACGTTCCCAGACTGTTATCCGCAATTTTGCCAATGTGGCAGCAATATCTACACGATCATTGACTTATGCGGAGTTCAATCCGGGTGATGAAGAAGCCGAATGGGTTCCAGAAGGCGGTCTTAAGCCTATGATGAGCGGTACATTGGCAGAAGTTACTATCAATGCTGGCAAGGTGGCTCTTGGATCAAAAGTAACTGAAGAAACATTATCTGATTTGCCTCAGTTGGTTGCAGAAATTAGAGCTGAGATTATCAATCGTATTGGTTTGAAAGAAGAAGAAGGTATTTTGTCTGGTACTGGTTCCGGTGGTCAGATTAAAGGGATTGAAAGTGATCTACCTAAATTTTCCTTGACAACTCTGAAAGTAGACAAGCCCAACACTTATGATGTTATTGTTGGTATGTATACACAGATTGTATCAATGTCCAATATGGCTTATCGTCCAAACCTTGTGCTTATGCATCCTCTTGACTATGCACAGATGCAGTTGACTAAGGATGTTAATGGACAATATCTCCGTCCTTTCCGTATTGGTGATGAACTGATTCAAGGTTTGAAAGTGGAAACCAGCACTGCAATCAAACAAGGTGATATTTGGGTTGGCGATTTTAACTATCTTAACATCCGTGATGTATGGGTTCTTACCATTACACTTGGATGGGAAAATGATGATTTCACTAAAAATATGGTGACTATCCTTGGTGAAAAACGTCTTATGGTGTATATTAAAAAGCAATATAAAACTGCATTTGTCAAGGATAAGATTGCGACCGTTATTGAAGCTATAACCCCTGCCGGTATTGGCGGATAAATTTATTAAATATTATGAAAGTAAATTTGACTAAAACTTATGAGGTTGAGTTCGCAAAGGACGGGGCCGTTTATAAAAAAGGTGATAAAGTAAGTGTTAATATGTTACTTGCAGGTAAGTTCTTCCAAGATGGACGTGTTGCCACTGTTCCTTCGGAATTGATGGAGGACGCTAAGAAAATCGGTGCTGAAGATTTGTTCAATAAAAAGAAGAACCTCAAAGATATTGTGTAATGTTGGTGGATTATACTTTTTTCCAAGGTGGTATTCTTGATATCGAAGGTGCAGTATTGAATATACATACTCCTTCTGAGACTAATAAGGCAATTGTTGACAGCCTTCAAGGCTTTGTAATGCAATATGAGCCGGAATATTTAGAGAAGCTCCTAGGGGAAAAGTTGTATAAGGAATTCTCATCCTATATTTCCAACGATGGAGAAACGAAGGAAAAAAGATGGGATGATCTTATAGCGCATCTTGTCATGAAATATAGTGATGGCGATAGGGAGATTTCCAAATCCCCTATCGCCAACTATATATACTTCCATTACTTGAGACATAATCACACTCAGGCGACTATTACAGGAGTGAAGGCTGATGGAGATGATGGTCGTCTTGTAAGTCCCGAAAGGAAAATGATGTTTGCATGGAACGACATGGTAAGAATGAATATCAGACTTGTGAGATGGCTTCAAGCCAATAATGCGGACTATCCGGATATCGCCACCGATTTCGAATTGATGGAAACAATTAATTCTTTTGGGATATGATAATTGATATAATATCAGATGTATGTGCTTGCTTGTCAAAAAGAATGGATCAACAGATAAATTACATATATGGTGACAGTTCTTATATAAGGGAAACACTTCTTCTTCTTGGGAAAAGCAGGGTGACAGCATCGGAAAAATTCCCAATGATAGGGCTGTATGTTCCCTTAGACGAGGAAAGGGATAGTGAGGATTATTTTTGTAAGGCATCTGTAAACATAATCATCGCTACCAATACGTTGGAAAAGTATACAAATGAACAACGTCGTGAGATATCTTTTGAAGGTATCCTTCGACCTTTGTATTACGGATTCATAGAAGAGTTAAAAAAATGTGATAAATTTGATTTCGGTTACTCCGGTATTGTAAGCCATACATATTCAGAAAATTATAGTTTTGGAAGACGTGGTGCTGTTGATGTTGACGGTAAGGAAGTTGGCGAAAAGATAGATGCTATTGAAATAAAGAATTTGGATTTAACAGTTAAAAATCAGAATTGTTATGCGAACAGATATTAGAGAGTGCGGCAGCACGTCCGGATTTAATACTGGAATGAGTTACTGCCCCCTGCAACCGGATAAGGTCGCAGGTGTTATATTGGTCATTCATGGCAAAAAACTGCCCAAGGAATTGACTGCTGATGCTTTGGAGGAAGCCTGTCATGCTGATTATCCGGACAGAATTTATCCTATTACAGGATTTTCGGAATATGCGGTAAGCGGTGGTGAACCCAATACAACAGAGAATGGTTATGCCGGTTCGGAAATAACGGGCTATTCGGCAAGGACGGATACATTCACATTGCGTAAGTTTAATCTAGCTTTACAAGCTAATCTTGTAGCCAACAAGGATACATTGTTTGATATGTATGTTTTTGACAAGAATAATGTAATCTACGGAGAAGATGACGGGACAGATGAACTTGCAGGTTTTCCATTATCTGGTGTTTACCCTACAGGACAGGCTTATGATTCAAGCGGTCAGAAGGCTTATCTTGCGTTTAATGCGATGTATTCCGATACCGAGAAGATGATGAAAAACATGTCTGTAAAGCAAGCGGGTGTCAATTTGGAAAATGTTCTCAAGGGATTGAATTACGTTGAGTTCGTCAAAATGGCATCTCCTGAGAATACATATAAACTTGTGGATCATTATGACCGCACGGATCTTACAGCATATTATGGATCTGTATTGTCTGAGAAGGCTTCAACGGTCGTTTCTGGTGCGTCAGCACTGGAATACAGTAACGGTGTGCTTACAGCGACAGGAGGTGTGCCGGTGCTTAAATCTCCTTCTATTTTACAGGCTAATGGGGCCATTGGAATTGAACAATGGGTATAATGAGAATTAATGGAGTTACATTTATAGAGCCCGAAGTGGTTAAGCTTTCATTGGATGAGTTTGTCGCTCAGAATATAGATGTATTCTGGAAAGACATTTCTAGAGAAAGGCGGAAATCAAGGCTGGTTTCCGTATATAATAGGATTATCAATAATAGTAATTCAGGAGGCGGGGGAGATTGATCCCCCGTTTTGCTATGACGTTGGAGGAATACACGAGATGTTGGAAGAAATTGGCTGATGGCATTCAGCCAATGATAAGGGATAAGATGGAAAGGGATGTGCCTCAGTTTGAGGAATATATACGAGAACAGCTATATAGTGGTGTTGATGGCGATGAAAGTCCTTTAATTCCCGGATATACAGAGGACCCATACTTTAAAAAAGCTTATGGAGAGCATTGGAGAAAAAATGCCGAACGCTATAAGAATTGGAAGACAAAGATACAGAAACCAAAGCCTTCATATTTGGGTTTTTCTGCAAGAGGAAATAATACTCCAAACCTTATCATACGTGGAGATTTTTATAGTTCCATCACGGCAATACCAATATCAAATGGTATAAGGATTGCCAGCTATGGCGTTTCTTTTGGTTCTGATATTGAGAAGAAATATGGTTATAAAATTTTCAAGGTAAGCTCCAAAGCAAAGAGGCATTATGTTACGTACAGGCTTATGCCCTCTATTGAGAAATTTATAAGGAGGTGCGAATTATGAAAAACTGCTTGTGCCAAGGGAATAAGTCAATGAGGGAGATGGAACATATGCGTTCAATCGCAGAGAAGGCTGCTGTTATGGATGAATGTGTTTATATATTATACAAGGTTGGAGATGTGTATAAATTCTGTCGTGAAGGTGAAAACTGGTCAGGCGAGTTTATTGAATTCATATTTCCGTGAAATGATAGCGGACATCCGGAAGGATTACCACTATCTATGTAAAGGACGGATCTACAAAATATCGTTTTCTCCTTTTTCAATATTGGCTCTTATTTGCCTTAGAAGCAAGAATGATCCTTCCATTTTGTAATTCCCTAAATTTTGTTTCGCCTGCATGATGCAGCTTTCGATAGTAAGGGCTAAATCGGGAGTGAACGCGGATTTATTAATTTGCATTGTTTGGGGGAGTTGGTTAGCATGATCATTAAACCATGCAATCATTTCATTCAATTCTTCCTCTGTGTAACTTTGTCTTTTTTCGGCCATATTATATTTCCCGTGATTAATGATGTTTATATATAAATATTTTATGCAAAAAAAGATATTTATTTTTTAATTGAAAAACAAAACTATCATTTATGTTGTAATTTAGATTTTGTCTAAATTGTGAATGTGATATTTAATAATTGCGTTACTATATATTACTATGCGTTACTTAGTATTACTATTAATTGATATTGTCTTTTGTTTAATATTCATACCATTGTATAAGATAAAAACATCATTTACCTTTGTATCTGTAACAAGTGCAAGGCGTTACTTGATGTTGATTAAATATTCTCCTATTGGAGTTTATATATGACTGTTCCGTAGTAGCTTGCACCTATTACGGAACTTTCTTTTTATACAATTCCAAGCGTGGATAGTATAAGGGAGGAAAGCAGGAGTGAATAATGGCACAATGGGGTTCGATTCCTCACCTGCTACAATCAGTCAAAATAAATCCCCGAAGGCGGAAGTGACTGAGCCTCCAACGGGGAACAATATTAATCTTATATTGCAAAAATATTTGTAACATAATTTAAAAGGCTATGAAAACAATAGATAAACTTGAAATTATACTTCAAAAAATGGAAGAACAAAATAATAGACTTGAACAGATATACGGCAAGCATCTCAAACTGATTGTATGCACTGGGAAAAGAAGTGAGAAGGTGAAATTTAAACATGAAGATTGAAATGCTATGTGTCTAATTTATTTATACAACATTCTAAATTGCAAACAAATACGTTGAAATATTTTGATTTGGTTTTAAAAGTATATTACTTTGTTGAAAATAACCAATTTATTATAACTATATGAAAAAAGTATTATTAACTTTATGTATATGGTTGTACGCTATGTTGTGTATCGGACAAAGAGTGTCGCATCTTGAATTTAAGGGTATTCCAATAGATGGTAATTTACAGGAGTTTGTATCAAAGATGAAATTGGAAGGCTTTTATAGTAAGATGTATAATAATGAGGGTGTAATAATGCAGGGTGATTTCGTAGGAGAGAATAGCCATGTGTTCATTTATAGCACCACGGAAGAGAAAGTAGTGTGGAAAGTATCGGTGTATTTTGATTCATGGGATAATTGGCTGTCTTTGGAGAACCAATACTATGAGATTAAAGATATGTATACAAAGAAATATGGGAAACCAAAGAAACATTATGAATCATTTTCTAATGAAAGAGTTCCTATTGATAAAATGCGTGCAGTAAACTCCGATATCTGTGATTACGCTTCGTATTATTTCTTTCAGAATGGTGTGATAGTTGTGTCAATATCTCCTTTTGGCTGTGTGAAAGTATCGTATGAAGATGAATATAATTCATTATTAGGCAAACAAGAGGAAGAAAAATATCGAGAGAATGATATTTAACTATTTAATAATATAAAAACATTATTATGAAAAAGATTTTACTTGCATTTGTATTGATTGTGTCCGTGTGTTCATGTGGAAGGGTTTATTATCAGGAAAAAAGCACACTTCTTGATTTGCGTGAGTATTCTGGGGATAATGATTTTGTGATTAACCCTACCAATATTTCCAATGGTGATTTTACTCCGCTTGGTACATTGGAATTAGCCTTTATGACTGGGAACTCTGTAAAAAAGGATATGAGAAAATATGTGGAGGAAAAGAATCTCGGATGTGGTTCATACAGATATGTCCCTACTGTCAAGAGAATGGTATCAAAAGCCGTTGAGGAAGCCAAGTCATTGGGCGCAAATGGAATTATTTCTTTTGAAATAAAACGAGTACATGATGTTAAAAAGAATAATAGTGATATGGACACATATTATGTTACAGGAATCCCGGTTATATACAAGAAATAGTTTGTGCTCCATTAATAGGAGAATGATTGTTTGTTTTTAGTGGGGAGAAGTTTTTGCTTCTCCCTTTTTTATTTCCTTATCTTCATAATATCAATAAAATCACTATCTTTGCTCTTAGAAGGTGCATGAAGTCATGCACTACCCAAAACTTACGAAAAGACCATGGCAGGAGCAGAATTTAAAATTACTGATGCGATTGATCCTAACATCGTTAAGAAGTTAAATGAGATAAGGATTAATATTCAAACCACATCTTCCGAATATGCGAATTTCACAAAACAATTAAGTGACGGCATAAATTTTAAGCCGGGTAATCTAAGAGAATACCAGTCTAAAGTTGACAGTTATAATGCTACAATTACCAAATTATATGCTTCTCAAAATAGGTTGTCTGAATTACAGGCTAGTCAATTAAAATTATTGACCGATATTTCCCGTAAGATAGAGTTTCTTACCAAACCATTGAATACATTGGCAGACAAGATAACGGAAGTAAAAGTAAATTTGAGAGGTGCTTCCGAAGATCTGAAAAACGTGTCACAAGATGCGGAAAATGCTTCTGTTTCATTTCAAGAAGCATCTAAGAAAATATCCATGACTGCTGCTGATTTTGATTCAATCCGTCAGACGGTAAAGGCTTTTGATACACAAGCCTCCGAATTGAACAGTAGGTTAAGTGATAACAAAGAAACAATTTCAGTCTTAAGAACATCTCTGAGGGAATTATCGAAGGAGTATAAGAAAGGTGCTATCAGCGAAGAGGAATACAAGTCCAAAAGAGATGCTACGGTATCCCAGTTACGCACGTTGACAGAGCAGAATAAACAATATTTGGCGATATTGAGAAATCATACACAGGTAGCGATTGCCACTACAGGAAGCTATAACGAGATGAAGGCTTCAATGCTTCAGTTGGAAAAGGAATATTATAACCTTTCACAAGCTGCACGCGAGGGGGCAAAAGGTATGGATATCTTGAACAATATCGGCAAGCTGAATCAACAATTAAAGGATATAGATGCACAGATGGGCAATTACCAACGTAATGTGGGTAATTATGCTTCGGGTTGGAATGGTCTTAATGTTTCCATACAACAAATTGCGAAAGAACTTCCGGCGTTGTCTGTTAATGCCAATACTTTTTTTCTTGCCATATCCAATAACCTTCCTATGTTTGTTGATGAGTTGAAGAAAGCGAGAATTGAATATGAGTTGGCTAAAAAATCAAATCAAACAGCTATACCTGTATTTAAGCAGGTATTGAGTTCCCTTCTTAGTTGGCAGACGGCTTTAGTTGTTGGTATAACTCTTTTATCGAGTTATGGAGGTGAGATAACCAAATGGGTGGGTAGCCTGTTTGATGCGAGAAAAGAAATTGATTATCTAAAACAGCTTCAGGAGGATTTGAATAAAGCTCAAAAAGAAGGTGTGAAAAATGCCCAAGATGAAGCTGTTAAATTGGATATATTATATAGGGCTGCTGTCAATTTGAATAAACCTATGGGAGAGCGGAAAAAAGCCGTTGAGGAACTGAAAAAGCAATATCCTTCATACTTTAAAAATATAAGTGATGAAAACATTCTTGCAGGTAAAGCGGCTGATAGTTATCAAAGGTTATCTAATGCCATATTAGCTTCGGCTAAAGCTAGAGCTGTGCAAGATCGGCTTGTAGAACAGGCTAAACAAAAATTAGACTTGGAAGATCAGTTGGCAGAAAAAGAAGAAAAACGTGCGAAACTTGAATCTGCTAGAGATCAGATGAAAGCACAATATGAATCCAGTCAAGGGGCAGCTATGGATACAGCTAGAGACATGTATGGGAAGTTAAACAAGCAGGTTGAAGACTTGGATAAAGAAATAGGTTCTTTATTAAATCAGTTATATCAAGCAGATAAGGCTAGTAGAGATATGGCAAGTTCTATTAACATTGGAGATGTTACATTTAATCCTCATTCTGCCGATAAAGCATCGGATGATTTAGCGCAATACATAGAGAATCTTAGGAATAAAATGGCTGACTTGTCCGTTTCTCTCATTAAAGATGAGCATGAACGTAATCTTGCTGCCATAGAGAAAGAATATAAAGACCAGATAGCAGCTGTAAAGGGATATTCTGAGGAAGAGAACAAACTTCGGGAAATGTTGGGCCAAGAGAGAATGCAGAAGATAGCGAAAGAGAATGAGGAATATGCTAAGAAGTTGGCAGAGGCTGAGAAAAAAAGGATCGAGGAAAAGAAAAAGTATACTGATGAGATGCTCAGACTGGAAGAGGAACAATCATCTCTCCGTATAGCAGCTACAAGTACTGGATATAAGGAACTTGAAAACATTATAACAGAAAATTATTCAAAAGGACTGCTATCGCGAAAAGAATACGATGAAGCCATGCGTGAACTGGAGCGGAAAGCCGCAAACGAGCAATTACAGATACAGATAGATGCTGCTGAAAAAATGATTGAGATAGCGGAAGCATCGGGCGTGGTAAGCAAGCAACAAATTGAAATGCTGAGAGAATCCATAAAGGCTATGGAAGCAGAGATAGGTTCTATAAATGCGGATGATCAGTTGGAAAAAGCGGAAGAGCAACAGGATATCACACGAAGGAATTTTGAAGTGTTGAAAGGTTATTCTTCTGCATTGAAAGATCTTGCATCGGATATCGATAGCCCGTTTGCCGGTATATTTGATGGGATGGATAAGGGATTCAGTATTATGTCTGATAAGATATCGGGTGTTTGGAAAGAACTTACAGACGGTGAGAAGATGGAAAGAACTACCGAGATGTGGGCTTCTATGGTTAGTGGAATTGGTGAAATGATATCATCCATTTATGATCGCCAGATTGAAGCTATTGAGGCTGAACAGGAAGCGAATGAGAAAGCTGGTGAAGAGGAAATTTCCCGTATAGAGGCTTTAGAAGAAAGAGGTGCTATAACAACTGAAGAAGCCGAAGCGCGTAAACGTGCAGCGGAAAATAAAACGGCACAAAAGAATGCCGAATTGGAGAAGAAAAAAGCTGCATTAAGAACAAAACAGGCAAAGTTTGAGAAAGCTACCAGTATAGCTGAGGCGGCTATACAGATAGCAGGTGGTATTTTGCAGACGATAAAACAATTGGGCTTCCCTGCTGCAATACCTATGATAGCTGCTCTAGGTGCTATGGGAGCGATACAGCTTGCTACTATTATAGCGACTCCTATTCCGAAGTATGCCAAGGGTACTGATTCGCATAAAGGCGGATTGGCTGTAGTGGGTGATGGTGGTGTTCCTGAAACAATCGTTACTGATAAAGGAGCGTATATTACTCCGTCTGTCCCTACTTTGGTTGACATCCCTAAAGGTGCGAAGGTTATACCTTATGCAGTGGATATGGACAGGATAAAGGCTCATGCAAATGATTTTGATGGTCTTATGGCATATAGAAGCGAAAACGATCTTCCTCCTGTATCAATAGTTAATGATTATAGTGAACTGGAGAAAAAGATAGGGCATCTGGAAAAATCACAGCAGATAGGATTTGCAAAATTAGCCAAGGCGATAAGAGAAAACAATTATCAGCAATTTTCAAAAAGTATCTGATTATGAGGTATACAAGTGACATATATGAACTTCCCTTGTCCGTTTTTATAGAGATTTATACCAATGATAGCAATACTATTGAATTTGACGATGAGGACAAAGGGGCTGCATCGGCAAAAATTATCAATGACTATATAGAAATTGTCGGGAGCAAACAGTTGCTCTCTGAGATATTGAATTGTAATGAGCGTATGAATCTTGCAATGACCGTGGAGTGCATGAAGGCATGTGAGAACATGATGAAGTTGAAAATGTATGATGAGGTGCGTGATATCCTGATGAAGATAGGTTATTCGTGTAAAAAAGGTGATGTAATGGCTATGAATGCTAGAATATCCGCATTAAATTCCCGTGCACAATATGATTTGGATAAGATAAGTAAGGAAAAGAATGAAGGACTGAAGGAGAAGCCTACAAAACGTGGATTTATAAATGAAGTTGTCGCTATTGGGAAGTATAATAAGATGTATATCAATCCGAAAGAATGGACCGCCGGATCTTATGCCTGTCTTGTAAGGCAGACATGTGACGAAATCGATGGGTTGAATCGTAAAAAGAAATAATTATGTATTATCGATGTGAGTTACTTATAAATGGTCTGAAGTACAGGGTTACTGATGATCTTGAAAATTGGGACGAGGTGAAGGCTAGTTTCAAGAGAAATGACTATGACGGTGTTATCCGTACATTTTCCAACAAATTTTCTTTTGCTGGGGATGCTAGAAAATTGCTGTTAAAACAATATGATGAAGATTATTTGAATGCTTCTGCCTCAATAATAATAAGTACAAGAAATAACAGTTGGTTGTATAATGAACGGTTTAGTTGCGCTCTCAATTTTTCTACATTGCAGGATAATGGTCGTATCTTACAGATAAATGCCGTGGATGATAGCGTGGCGTCCATGATAAAGTCAAAAAAAGGAACTCAATATGAATATTCGGTCGAAGAGGTGAAAAGCCCCATTCCTCTTGTTTATGACGGACTTGAACTTTCAGAATCAGCAAAATGGATTCCTACAGGTGATACATTGGAAGACGATGACACTCTTATTAATGTTTATTTCAGCAAGAAAATGTCACCAATGCCAATATATATAACTGCCAGTGATTCCTTAATAAAGGGGTCTCTTGAATTTAATGATCAAACAGTAGGTGGTGATGATGTATATTCGATAAAGGCTCTGAAATCAATTAGGATAAATATAGAGTTTAATATTGATATGTTTGTGTTTAGGAAATATCAGTCTGGTGCTTTGGGATATGATGTAAGAGGTGTGAGGCTCCAGATTATGAAGATAAGTAATGAGATTAATAGTAATGGGGAAGCGGTGACTACGGAAACGGTGATAGGAAGTTTTGAACTTACGACAGAATCAGAAACGCCAGTGGAAAAGAAGGTTTCGGAATCGTACAATATAAGTCTTTTGCATAATGATAAAATAATAGTGAGAGCTATGTATGTCAATGAGAAAGAAGAGATTGTACCTGTATTGCCGGATTTGCCATACAAAGTCTCAACATCAAGTTATTTTAAAGCATCATGGAAAAATCGAATAAACCCTGTTGAGATGGATGTTATAAAGCCCGATACATTGCTGAACAGACTTCTTAAAAGTATTAATGGAGAGAAAGATGGTTTGACTGGAGTGATTGAGGGGACAGGAGATAGAAGGCTTGATAATTGTATGCTCTTGGCGGCTGAATCAGCCCGTAAGATTCCTGGAGCCAAAATATATACATCCTTCACCAAATTTGCAAACTGGATGAGTTATGTGTTTGGTTATGCTTACGACATATCCGGGAATACAGTAACTTTTCGGCATAGAAGCAAATACTTCTCGGATGATGTTGTCAAAAGGATAGATGATTTATCTGATTATGAGATGAAGGTTAATTCTGCATTGGTGTATTCTCGGATACGGATAGGCTTTGACAAACAGGATTACGACACGGCTAATGGAAAGGATGAGTTCCGTTTTACGAATGAATATACCACAGGCGTGACCATGACGGACAATAGCCTTGAAATGATATCTCCATACCGTGCGGACGCATACGGCATAGAGTTCCTTGCTGACAAGATAGGTGAAGATACTACAGACAACGAAAGTGACACTGATTTATTTATGGTAGGGGTAAAATCTGATTCGTCTGGACTTAAGTATATATTGAACAGGGATTATCTTATGGGTGGCGTTCTCAGCCCTGACACAATGTTCAATGCCATGTTTTCCCCTTCTTCTATGGTTTTGGCCAATGAAGCATACATCGGCTCATCTGTTGAGATGCTTACTTTTGCGTCATCAGATGGTAATAGTGATGTGGGTATTGATGGAATGGGGGAAAGTAGGGATATAATTCTTTCAAAAAGGATGTTTACTGTGGCGGAGGTGGAATTTGAGACTTCGGATGTGGAACTTCCGGAAGATCTTACAGGAATTGTTGAAATGGAATACCAAGGCAAAGTTGTACAGGGATATTATCAGCAGGCTGATTACAATTTTACAAAATCACAAAGTTCAAAGGTAACTTTGATCGTGAAAAATTTAAATTCGTTATAAAGATTCAAATTTTAATTGTTATATTTGCAATGAAAGCTTGTGAAGTCACAAGTTACTAGAAACTTACGAAAAGACTATGATATCAATCGGAGATGTTTGTCCGTTATTCTTTAAACCGCTGAAATATAAATATTCAAATGCTGGATGTTTCAGACAAGTATTTTCTGTGTCAGACAACATCCTGCTGCAAATCTTTTGTGATAACGGCGAAAAACCTTCAGCTTATTTGAATGATAAGATCGGCAATATTTCCTCCAAGATAACACTGCTTACTTATGATGTAAATGAAAGCATTAAGATGTATTATGCCTCATTATCTCCTTCGGAGGGGATATATACAGTAACTATAGGCGATAAAGAATGTGAGGAGTTCTGCGTGTGTGAGAATATAGGTGATTCTATTCTGATTGAATATTCCCATAAAGATAATAATTCTGCGTTTGATAATATATTCTGGATTGATGAGGTTCGGCAGATGTTCCAGTTCAGAATAATAGGAGGATTCAAGCCGGATGGGGTGGAGTTGAAAGTTGAAAACGAACAGTTTGTGAATCAGAAGCAGGAGATAATAGAAATGTATTCTCTCCCTTATAAAACATTTGATTTTGTTTTCGGGACAAGTTGTGGCGTTCCGTATTATATAGCGGAGTTTATGAATAAGGTACTTTGCCTTTCTCACGTCAGCATAAACGGTAATTTGTTTGTACGGGAAGGGGATTCTGTCCCGGAAAAGATTGATACAATAGGTAAGAAACAGATGTTTATATATAAAGTGACTTTACGCCCTAGACAAAATGATATCGCCGGGATCGGAGGCAAAACAGAGATTGCAACTTCATCTTCAGGAATCGCGTTTTTACTAACTAATCCAGAAGAGGACGATGTGTTGAAATATAAGAAGGCGAAAGCTGCTTTTGTTAATGAAAATTACGTGTAATCATGGCTAGAAATCGTCCTATAAAGATATTGTGGTACGGTTCGGAAACGGATGATGAAGGAAATCCGATTATACCGAAAATATCCCCGTCATTTGAAAAGCGACTGGAAGGGTTGAATGAGGGAGAGATATACATACATAATGATGATAATAATCCTTCTATTTACATAAGAACCAATAAAGACAGGGCTGTTGCCATATCGGGAGGTGCAAATATAAGTGAATTGGCTAAATATTTTTTGCGCAAAGACAAGGAGGATTCTACAAATTTTCTTTTATCATTACTGGGCGGAACTGTCATTAAGAAATATGCCAAGTTCGGTGATTTCGTTACCGGCGTATTAGGTGGATACATAGACGAAAAGGGCAATCTTGAAATGGAAAGCGGTGTATTTCGTAAGCGTTTGTTTGTTCCTGAAATAGCCTATAACCGTACAACCTATTTCAAAGGACGTATGGTAAACTCCCCCGGTGGTGGTTGTACCGTATTGTCATACGTGGATAACGGCGATGGAACCTACACCATCACTCCCGATCTGACAGATGCGGACGGATTGAGCCAGTTTGTTGATGACATCCTTACCACCTATTTTGTGACTAAAAATAGCGAAGGAAAGCTGAACGGCTTTGAAGAAATGAAATTCCGGGTGACTGCCGCAGATTATACAGCCAAGAAGTTTACTGTCATTCCCCGTCCGGGGCATTCTGACTGGAAACCTGCCGAGCAGATGGTATTGGCACAAACAGGTAACTTTACGGACCCGGAACGTCAGACTTATATATTTATTGATTCAGTCAACGGAAACAACTGTATTACATTCTTTGACAATGCCAACACTTGGGACCCGGAGCCGGCACAGATGCCTGCGTGGTTCGGCAAGAAAAAAGGCATGACTGTAGCCGGTATTAATGCGGACAATTACTCAGCCGTTCTTCAAAACATTATCATGACTGGGCTTATCTTCCAGATAGATGAGATAACTGGAAACAAGGTTCGTGTACCCTTGGACAAGGGTGAATGGGTTGCAGGTAAGTACGCCTACTATGACCGGGTGTCACATAACGGGGCTTTGTGGTTGTGTGTTGATGATAACGGAACGACAACAGAACCTTCTGATGATAATCCGGCATGGTTGAAACAAGTGGCGGAAGGGCAAAAAGGTGAACCTGGTCTGTCTGTAATAGGTGGCGGTCATTGGGAATCCGCCAAAACCCCGTACAAAGCCAATACAATGGTCACTCTTGCCAATTGCGTCTTTATATCCAAGGTGGAAACCTCCAATCCTCCCATCAGAATATTGCGTGTCAAAGGTGGCAATTTCTTAAGAAAGAAGGACGGTGGTTATTATCTTGCCGGGAAACCTGCCGACTGGGAGGTTAACGAAGACTGGGATATGCTGCTTGACGGGCGTGAACTGAAAGGTGAGAGTATCACTTTCCTTGGTGAATTTGCCACGGCTCCTGCCAATCCGAAAAACGGTGATTCATACCGTAACACGACTGACCGTGCTACCTACATCTATCAGGACGGAAGATGGCAGCTTATGATATCGGACGGAAAAGACGGTAAGGATTATGAGTATATCTACACAAGAGGCAATATCATAGATAATCCTCCCGAAAAACCTAACAGCCAGCAGAAGGATGATTATATCCCTGAAGGCTGGACGGATGATTTTGTAGGAGTGGACGCTGATCATCAGGTTGAATGGGGTTGCAAGCGTTTCAAGGAAAACGGTGTATGGTCAGAGTTCAGCACTCCTGCCGTGGTGCATCGCTGGAGTAAGGACGGGGAGAATGCCATCATGGCGGACTTCGATAACGAGATGGTCAATGCAGCCCTTACTTCAGATGGAAAGGTCGTATCCTCACAGACTTGGAATACAACTGTCAGTATGTGGTATGGAACGGAGAAGCTCACGCTTGACAGCATCACCTGTACACCTGACACAAATCTTCTGTGTGCGACAGACAAGAATACGGGAGTGGTGACAATATCGGTATCTGCCGGAGCTACTCTTGCTGCGACAAACACGGTGAAGATCACAATCAGGGCTACAAAGAACGGGCAGCAGTATTCCCGTGATCTGTCATTCACTGTAGCCGGGGTCCGTGGAGGTGCGGACGGTTCAGATGCCGTGCTATACAGCATTGTCGTTTCCGCCAGTTCTGTAAGCAAGGACAAGAACGGGAACTACAGTGTTTCTTCCGTGTCATGTTACAGGCAAAAGTCAGTGGGGGGCGTGATATCCACCACAACGGACGGTACATTGAAATACAGCATAGATGGTGGAGCAGAAACTAGCATAAACAACAATACAGCCATATCAAGCGGAAACTTCACGAAGGCATTGAAGTTTATCTTTTACGTGAATGACCAGATAGTGGATATTGAAACTGTTCCCATGCTTTCTGACGGTAAGGATGGTGCTGACGGTGAGAGCATCACAGCCGCAGGTCATTGGGAGTCCGCCAACACTCCGTATGCGAAAAACAGTACAGTATCGTTTGCCGGAGGATCTTACTTAAGCAAGGTTCAAACATCCAATCCGCCACTTCCGCTTCTTCGTGTGAGAGGTGGACGTTATCTAAGGAAGAAGGATGGCGGTTACATACTTTCCGGGAAGAGATCGGACAAGGCTGTCAACTCCGACTGGCAGGAAATGACTTCCGGTGTCGAACCGTCCGCTTCGTACTGGCTTGACAGCCCGGTAAGCACAATAAACTTTACCAGTACGGGCACACCGTCACCGTCAGCGTTTGTCGTTACCATGAAACAGAATGTAGGCGGTAATGTGAGCGATACGAACAGGTTCTATCTTGTCGCACGCAAATATAACGGAAGCTGGCTGGCTCATGTAGGTGCTATCCTAAGCAATCAGATATCCGTTCCAGCGACAGCCGGATACACCCAGTTTGCCGTCCGGGCTTATCAATCCGCATCGGACGCGAACGCATGGAATAATAATTTTGTCGCTGAAAAAGGGGTGGGTGTTGCAAATGATGGTTCCATAGGAGCGACAGGAGCAACAGGGGCGTTTCCCCGCGACAGAGGTGTATTCGCATCAGGACAGACTTATGTCTGGAATGCGGATTACCGGGATAAGGTCATATATCTGATAGGGGGAGTTTATTATAATTTCCTTGTAAAGAATTACGGTGCTTCCGTTACCGCTGCACCCACATCTGTCAACGGTGATTCCAATTGGGAAGCTATGCAGAAGTTTGTGAATATCGCCACTGACACCCTGTTTGCCGATGGTGCGAATGTAGCCGGCTTCATGTTCAAAGACAAGGTTCTCAAATCTTTTAATGACAAAGGTGAAACTCTTCTTATCAACGGCGTAACCGGGTATTTTAAATGTAAGAATGCAGAGATTACAGGAACAATCACAGCGGATAAAGGACGTATCGGTCCGTTCTCCATCGCTTCGGGAATATTGTCCTCAAAGATCCTTTATGAAAATGAAACAAATAAATACGTCGGTTTCAATTTGTCTGCCGGACAAATTGAGTTTTATAACGAAAGGACATTTGCAAACGTAAGAATCGGGGGAAACACGCAGTTTGTCACCATTGAAGGGATTAAGTATGATGCTGGAATTGACATACAGAGTCCAAATGCCATGATCGGGATGCACATCAAGACTCCGAGCATTCCTCTATTCGTGGAGGGAGGTAACATTTTCCTTCATCCGAACAATGACAGCTATGTTTCTCTTCGTGGCATAGTTGGCAACTGGAGGAATATCTCTGTCAAAGCTTCATTGAACAACAACGATGATAATGTGATGTTTATTAATAGAGACAATATAGAAGTGACGCTTCCTCCAGATGTTCCGGGACATACTATATACTTCAAACGTATGAGCGGCGGAGTAAGATTGACAGGAGGACGGATCCTGCCTGCTCCCGGAGGACAGGAGGTGTCTTATATTGATTTGGATTTTGCATCCGGCTTCATTAAGTGTATGGGTAATTATTGGGTTATGTTTTATTGCGGATAATTTAAATATAAAGTATGAGAATAAATTTTGCACAATTCCCTATTTATGATGGGATTAAAAAAGAAAAGCTTATAGCCAGTAACATCACTGAGGCCTTCGGTGACTGGATATATAAGAACGTAGCGGGCTTGAAGGCGCATCTCCTTGCTGAGAAGATATTCAAATCTACTGCTGAAGGTGTCGAGATTGACGAAGAAGAGGTGGATATCATAAGACGCTCCACCTCCATGCTGCCCGGTCTGCTGGCGGACTCACTGAATGATTATCTGGATAAAAAGAAGGAGTAGTATGAAAGAATTATGGCAATTAATCAAGATGCTGTTCTCAAGCAAGCCGGGTGATTTTGATACTCCTGAGCTGCTTGCCATGAAGCATTATCCTTTCAAGGGATACCGTTTCATGATGTGGTGCGGACGGATGATATACCGTGCCGAGAATAAGGAGAACATAGATAGGTATATGCAGACCTATGCGGGTAAGGAGAGTATGACGCACGAAACCATACACCTGCGTCAGGCACAGGTTACCGGCTCATGGGTAAAATACTATTGGCGGTATTTTGTCGAGTGGATCAAGGGAAACCCTATCTGCCATCCTGCGAGTTCTGCATATTATACCATAAAATACGAAATGGAGGCGTATGCTAACGAGGACAATACGAATTATCCCGTGAACTATGACGGAAGCAACCTTTATCGGTACAAGATAAAAGGTGGCAGGAAGAAGCTGTACAAATCGATTGGCGGCACTTCAAAAGCGTGGAAAACTTATATAAGAACTTTATAAAATTTGGATATTATGAGTGATTTGATTTTAGAAAATATAGTTGGCTTCAAAGCTGTGGATAAAAACGGCAACGAACAAAATGTGACAGTAGATGAAATGGTGGATATGGTTTCCACAAGAATGGTTATGGCTTTGTCTGAAACTTCAACATTTGCCGCCGCTGCTGCAACAGGAAATGATGTGTATGAGAATGAACTTCCGACAGTGACGGATGCCGCAAATGTAAGAGTTTTACAAAGTAGCGGAGATGCCGCAAAAATGACGATGCAGTCGCTTGCATCAAAACTGGGAGGACTAATGAACAGTTTGAAGCTGTTCCCGTTTATGCCCAAAGGTATATTAAGTACAGACGAAGAGGTAAATAGTGCAACTGCAAGCGGAATGTATCATGTATTCGGACGAGACGGAATTAGTGTTGTTTCAAATTATTCCATAATGATAGTTTTTAACGATGGACAAGGATATGTCATTCAAATGACATTCCGTCTAGGTGAGGATGTTGTTGGTTTCCGCCGTAATTATGATGGGAAATGGGGAGATTTTAGGTCTTTTGTATTGGCTTCTTAGAAACATGGATTACCTTTGCACCGCACATGGCGTTGTGCATATCAGGATCGGGTGGCACCGGCTTGTACCGGACCACCCGTTTTTTAATCATGTCAAAGAAAAAGTTTGCCATTTACCCCAACTACCGACCCAATATAGCCTGATCTTAATCAATTGCCCCGAATAGGTTGCTTGAAACCCTATTTTTTGAACATCATTTGTCCCTATAAATATAACAGCATTTTGCCCATCACCACTTTCGAATGGAGAATTAGATGTTGATTTAGTTGTTTTCCGAATCCCATTCCATGTAAATGTATTGTAATCTTCAATGGGATTAACATCTCTATCGAAGAACTGTTCCATAGGCATTAGTCCATCTTTCTTGGCTGTAGCAACACCAATCAGTTCTCCCAGCTCTCGTTTCGAATAGATTTTATGTCAATATATAGATACCCAATCATACCATCTTCCATTATCTCTACCTGTCCTAAAATATGCATTTCCGTATAAGCCATTACCTAATAACTGTATTCTTTGTCCTGCTGAGAATACTATTAAGATTCCGTATTGAATATCTTTCCCATTTAGTACCCCTGTTGTAGGGGCACTAATTTCATAGATTCCTGATGTTAATACATTATTTAAGTCATCTGTTCCTGTTAATCTCCCTTTATTCATGAAAGGGAACAGCTTCAAACTGTTCATTAGTTCTCCCAGAAGTGGGGAAATTATATCATCACTGTTGTGATTCGTGCCCAAGATTTCCATTCTCCCCAATGAATACGTATAAAAATAGAATTAGTATAATCGCAACAGATTTGCAATATATTCCCATTAGCTGTTTTAAAAACTAATAAAATCCCCCCTCTATACACTGATGGTCCATTAATAAAGCCCGTATCAGAAAATACCCACACACCTGAAATCGTATAATCATTAAAGTCTAATGTATTGCCCTTGCTTCTTTCAAGGAAACCATTTTTAGACATTAATCCATCCTTATTGGCTGTTACTGTGCCGATAAGTTCTCCCAGATCGGGTTTGTAATCTTTTATTTTGTTGCAATCTCTTTCCATCCTTGGTCTACTCCTGAACGGTAATGCATTGCGCTATTGTCCCATACCAAAGCCAATTGACTTCCTTCAAAAACGAGACATCTTCCTGCTTTCGTAGATGGATTCCCGATAGCATCATAGGCGTATTGATACGAGCCGTTTAGCTTTGCTTCTGCAAGGTCTGAAACATAACCTCTGTTCCTAAACCACGTATTATTTACTCCTAGCAGTTCTCCCAGGTCGGTTACGAAGTAAATTTTATGTCAATTATTACTGTGAATTATTATCTTAGGATCTTCCCAAGTTGAAACGTCTGGATAATTCCTTTTTCTAAATATTAATGTTCCGTCTATTGCTATTCCGAAGATGAAAACAGCATCTTCTAATTGTTTTATAACCAATCCTTGAACGACATTACCGTAGAATCCTTCTCCAGCAAAAGCATTGAAATTGGAAACGAAAGGTTGAATTGTTTTTATAGGCATTTCATTTACAAAATCCGTAAATTCACTCCATGAAGAAAACGATTTTGTTCCCTTCGGATTTCCCAACAGTTCTCCCAGAAGCATAAATTTATGATCACGATGTTACAATTTGTTATATAGTTACTACATCAGTCAAAGTTAATATTCTTTCCATTCTGTCCACATATTAGTTTGATCAAAAAAGAATCGAATACATAGCATTTTTGATATAGCAGTTTGTCTTACTATACCATTAAACGTTTCGACAATAAAAGTACCGTCAGTCATTCCATCCGGCCAATTAGTTTTAGGGAAATCCGGATTTGTCCATCTATTAATTGGTCGGATTGTAAGTGATTTGAAATTATTTAAATCTCCATAATTTAACTCATTGGAATTATATTTTGGTAGCGTCAGTTCTCCCAGCATGAACCAATTGGAATTTTTCGTTAAAAAGATTTCCAATCAGTCCATGAGTTATCTGTATTTGAGTTTTTAACTCTATATTTAGCTCCTGTTGCATTATATAGTTTTTGTACGACCCCACCCGCACCATCGAAGGCATTAAATACGACCAAGATTCCCCATACACCTTGTTTCGGCTTAACTTTATAAATACCCATTTCTATTACAGTATCCAACGCACCCGTTTCGTCATAAGATGTTACGTTGACATCGCCTCTGAACATAAATGGAAATAGTTTCAAACTTGTGAATAGTCCTCCCAGATCGGGGCTATGGCTTATTTTATGTAAAAGAAATGATTCTCCACGCTGACTTTACAAAATTATTAATATTACCTTTTCTAGTGGATATTTCTGCGCTGTCTATGTTTGGATAGAACACTTGTGTTATTTGATCACTGTCATTAAAAACGACAAGTGTTCCCCAATAAGTGCTAGGTCCATCAATCATGTTGTCTTGTATCTTATAGTAGCCAGTTTCGATCAAATCATTATAACTCCTATTTGTCATTATCCCTCTAAACATAAATGGGAATAACCCCAAACTATTCATCAGTTCTCCCAGAAGCATTTTTTGTGGTTTATTTTGTAAATACAGAAGATTTTTTTTAACTTTAAAACAAAAAGTTGAGTATGTTAGAGAAGATCAGATACCGTTTGGTTTATAACCGACAAAACAAACTAAACCGACAGGGAACCGCATTAGTACAGATTGAAGCCTATCTTAACCAGCGGAAATCATATTTTAAAACAAATATCTACCTAAAGCCGGAGTGTTGGAGTAAGGATGGTGCCCAAGTTATCAACCATCCGCAATCGAATGAGCTTAATGCAATGCTATACGAAAAAATACTGGAGTTGCAGGCTATAGAACTTAGCTATTGGAAAAGAGGGCTTGAATCAAACCTTTCCACGTTAAAGGAGGCTGTAAAAAAGGGAATTAAACCAGTTGTGTCGTTTTTAAAGTTTGCGATACAAACGATAGAGAATTCAGATAGGAAACCGGGAACCAAGGATAACATGCTGGGCACGGTAGCCACTTTGAAGGAATTCCGGAACGTGATAGAGTTTACTGATATAAATTATACGTTTTTGAAAGAGTTTGACGCATTTTTGCGAAACAAGAATCTGAAAGTAAACACAGTCGGAAAGCACATGAGAATACTTCGTACATTGGTCAACGAAGCAATAAACGAAGGTTATATATTACAGGAGGCATACCCTTTCCGTAAGTTTAAGATCAAGAAAGAGAAGAAGGAACATAACTTCCTGATGCCCGCAGACTTGGAGAAGCTGGAGAATCTTGAACTGCCGGACAGGAAGAACAACAGTCGGCACATACTGGACGCATTTCTCTTCTGCTGCTATTGCGGATTGAGATTCTCTGATTTTAAGCAATTGACTTATAAAAATCTCGTAACAGTTGACGGAAAGGAATGGCTAGTTATGAATAGCATCAAAACAGGCGTAAAACTCAATATTCCGCTATATCTGCTGTTTAACGGAAAGGCACTGGGCATAATGCGGAAGTACGACAGCATCGAACAACTGGCTGCATTAGGTTGCAATTCGGACACTAATCGGACATTGCAGAAATTGGGAAGGATGGCGCGCATCAACAAGAAGTTCACCTACCATACCAGCCGTCACACTTGTGCTACTCTTTTGGTTCACCAAGGCGTTCCGATAACCACCGTCCAAAAACTCTTGGGGCATACATCAGTCAAGACAACAGAGATATATTCAGAGGTGTTTGATGAAACAATCATCAAGGATCTGACAAGGGCTAACCAGAAGTATTCTAAAAATAGAAATGTAAAACAAAATCAAATAAAATCTCAAAAATCCCCGGAAAAATATCTCAGGCAGTAGAAATCTATAAAAGCTATCTGTTTTATACTTGTTTTTCCGATCCCATTCCATAACATTCGTTTCCTGTCAATAAAAATACAAACTCGCCAGTCTTGCCGTTCTATTAATTCTCTTCATTTATCTTGCAAGTAAAAAATATTGCATTAATGGCAATTTTTTAAGAAGATTGGTTTTTGTTTCAAAATTGGCTCCTCATAACTAATTAATATAGTTTTCTTTTTTGTATTTCGTTTCAGAATTGATATCTTTGCTATTGTCTTCTCGGGAAAATGGGATAGAGAGTAGGGCGTGGATTGAACGGCTGCTGTGCTTTTCGCTGGCGGTCGTTCTTTTTTTATGTGTTTAAATGTTAAATATTACACAATACAAGAAAATATATTGTGATTTGTTTTGTTATTATATCACAATGTAGTATATTTGCATTGTGATAATAAAACAACAGGTAATAATAGAACCGGCGGCAACGGATAAGCGGCGTAAGACTATGAAGACAAAAATTCAATTTACAGATTCATACAGTGGTAGAGCAATTAATATAGTTATCAATCTCACTGACGGTGAAAAGGAATACTACTTAAGAGAAGATGACAAAAATGTCATTTATAACAAAATGTCTTCTTATCAGAGAGCAAAAATAGAATCATTCTTTGGGAAGATGAATGCATACTATACCAAAATTGAGATTTTATAAATAAAAAGTTAGGGCGACGAATTTCTTCGCTGCCCTAAATATTAAAATGTGGTTTAAACCACAATGACATTTTTAATGTCGTTTCAATCCACGCACCGAAGTGCGACTAACATCGTTGATGTTCGATACAAAGGTGCAACTTTTTGAAATAACGAGCAACAAATTATAAATATTATAAAACATATTAATTATGGCAAGAAGACGATCTATTACCCTAGATCAAGAGTCTAGGGTATTGTCCCTATATAAGGACGGGATGGCTATCAAGGAAATAATGAAGGAAACAGATATAAAGTCTGAGCAAACGATATATAGGATATTGGACAGCAATGGTGTGCCCCGAAGACCGAAGGTTAATGGTGTGAAAAGAATACTTGTTATGATAGAAGAGGACGTGGCAGCTATATTGGATAAGGAGCAATCGGTATCATTATATGTCAATGAGGCTATAAGATTCTATCACGGTAACCGGCATTAATGCCGGTTATTTTTTTATTAAAACTATATTTAAAATCACGTTTTGAATCGTGTTGTTTAGATAAATTAAAGTCATATCATTTCGCAATACCCTAAAAATACCCACGAGAAAAAAAATATTAAAAATATACCAATACTTTTTGTATAACACCCGATGTTTTTTTATCAAAGCTTTGATATATCTTAAAAATATACCAATTATATATTATATTTTTTCGACACGTAATAAGCCAAGGAGGCGACAGAATAAATTGCAGCGCAATCATCTGAACCATTATAATCCAATATCCCATCCATAAACTCATTGTATTGCGGGATCTCATCATAGTCAGAACGAAACATCACATTATTTTTGATAAAATCCAGAAAAGCAGATACCCTAGCATCTGTTCCCATATTTTTATGCATAATTCTGACATCGTATCTATCCCTTAAGCCCCGTGCTATGGGGAAATAATTTTTCTCACTTTCAAACAATACTTCCACAGGAGATATGCCCTCTAAAAATGACAGGAGAACAGTTTCATCAAATGATCCTGTATATGTCACATTATCTATATATATTCCCTCATTTACATAGCACGAAACGATAATGAACTTTCCGGCATATTCGGGAAGAACATATACAAGTCTTGTCCCCTGAATATTTTTAGACATAGCAAAATATCTCATATCTTTATTTTCCTGTTTAATTTTACTTCGTTTCCTTTTCAAGGAAAAACGAGTATATTCATCCTTGAATACCCATACAGTAATATATCGCAGACAATCCACCAAGTGACCGTATCTCTCATAAGACTGTCCTGTAATCTTATCCTTTACTCTTTTTTTCAGCACCCCTCCATTAACGTCCTTCTTGGCATTGTTATAATCGACTATCGAGTTTTTACATCCATCATCTACCGAAAATGACATTCCCGAGCCTCCATCGAGCATGTAGTTTACAAATTCACCTGACATTGGTACGGACGGGTTAGAAGCCGGTATCCTTTCCTCAACATGGTAATCGCTTTCCAGCCCTTCCACGAACTTATCAAGAAACGATCTCTTCTCTTCGTCTATAGTGTTCCCATTTCTTGTCGAAGCATCTCCGTACAGATACAGCATATCATTATACCTTATTGATTTCAGGTAATCTACCGCCATTTTTGAAGCCTGTGTTACCGTGTTGAACGGATCACTGGCGCATATCTCGTTAAACTGCCTTATACTACTTCCATCCACTTGGAAAAATGATATTGAAATATAAGGGAGCACATTGTTATCAATTGATATATGAACCGGCATCCCTTTAATGTAGTGTGTCGTTTTTATGTGTTTGTTTGAATCAAATGCATACAGGAACTCTCCTCCTGTCTTAATGCTTCCCCATTCTCCCAATGCGTATACCCTGTAGTAATTATAATCATGATCCTTGTACCATTGGTAATTAGATATTGTCTGCCTGTCATAATATCCATACTTCCCGTCCGGAGAACCTACTACCCAGAAGTTGTTCTTATACGAAGAATGCAGCTCTACCGTATCCGATGGATATCTTTCCATTTTTCCCGTACGCTCATTAGCTATCATTCTAGATTTATTATATCTCTTTCCTAGTATCCGGCTATAATCCTTAGGTAATAAACTCCTTTTTATCGGATATTTTACTTTCCCGTACAAATCATTCGGATGCTCATCCCACTCGTATGTATCAAGGATCTTGGTTTTTATCCACGAGTCCTCTGATACCGGATTAAAGTTGCATATAATCTGTAGGCCCTCCTTCCCTCGTAGGCGGAAACGTATCTGTGTGAAATCCTCATATTCAAACTCAGTGGCTTCCTCCATCACTATCCAGCGATATCCTGTGATAGACTTTATCTTCTCGGGATCGTCCAATCCTGTAAAGTCGATTTTGCAACCATTTATACAGGTTATATTATTTTCCTTTGGAGCGAAAAACTGACTCAATTGAAGAGCTTTCATTTGGGTCTTAAACTCTTCATATACCGTATTCTTAAGACTGGCTCCAACTTTTCTCACAACGAGAGCCGAACCTTCTCCGGAGAATACAGACAACAACACGGATTGTGTCGTAGATACAGATTTCCCTGATGAAGAACCACCTCTGTTTATAATATACCGGATATCCTTGTCATGCATCGCCTCACGGATATGCCAAAACAGGGGATTAAACAATTTATACGAGAATACCATCTCTATCATTGCTCGTCCCCAATTATCATGCGCACATTGGTACTGACATCACTTTTTACTGGAGCATCCCATCCAAGCATCTTGCTTATCTGTGTAATGGCGGCTATTTTGCTATATAGCCGTATCTCTACTCCATATTGAGTATTCTTAATCGATTGGATGCAACATCGGACTGGTTTTGGTATATCATCAAGAGAACGGACAATAAACGTATCTTTACCTTTTAATTGAAGATCTATAGGGTCTACATTTACCACATTTGTAAGGAAGCGCAATGCATCTTCCTTCTTCATATCAGACTTTTTTAAGATATCAGCCTGCAATTCATTTACACGGGATGCGACAGATGGATTTCTCAGTAATTCAAATGCACGCTTACTAACGACCCCATCCTTCCATCCAATACTATTAGGGTAAGCTTTCCGATATGCATCTGTAGCATTACCCGTTTCCATATAATAATGGCAGAAATTTTCTCTATTTGCTACGAGTTTTTTTCCCATAAAAGTCTTTTCGTCCGAAGAACGTACCGTGCTCCTTTACACGGAAACATTATAATTCAAAGTTACAAAAAATCTGAATAAAAACAAAACTTGTCATTTAATTCATTTTCTTAAAAGCTCTTTATCATGTAAACCGTGATCACAAGCTGTCTTATAAGCTCGATCCCGTAGTTCGTTCAAATTAATATTATTCATTGTCTATTTTTTTATAATCCTTACATCCATTACGATAAAAACCACCATCATATAAATCACTGTAACCATGGTTCACTTTAAACCGAAGAGGATGGTTTAGCGCACAAAGATCACTATAGTGCTGTTTAGCTGATTCTTCAATTACTTTTTCCATCTCATCATCATCTAATACCCTTTCGTCCGGTTTAAAATTCTTGCATGTATCACAGTAACGGATAGGTTTACGTTCTCCTTTTTCCCCTGAAGGCTTTTTAATCCCTTTTAGCCAACAGCTTTCGTCTTTGATAGGACAACATCTACAGTAATCATCAATTTCGTAAAATTGACAGTAGCCGTCACAGAACCATTCTCGAAACTCTGTAAGCATTTTCTCTTTTATAAGTTCTTCCTCCATTGCCTTATTCCTAATTTAATTTCTTCGTCCTTGATTATTTTCCCAATCTTATCGGCTTCTTCATACCGCTCCTCTTTTATCAACTTTCTTTGCAGCTCCGAGAGCTGGTTAAGAAAAACAATATCGTTACGATCTGACACATGACGAACATATCTTTCTATTTCATCCAGCTTATTCTTCATGTGATGCCACTTGCTTACCAAAATTAAAGTAAATGCCAGAGCACAAACGTTTAATGAGGCAAGGATGAATTTAAATATTGATTCTGCTATTTCCATAATCATATAAGTTTTAATGCTTCCTGTAATCCTGCTTCAAGTGCTTCCTCGTAGGTATCCCATAATAGGCAATCGTTACCATACAAACCACTTCCATCTACAAAGCTATCATCGTCAGTCTTACATATATCGTACCCATACCCATGAACTTCTTTAATGATGCAGATATGCAGGTTCTTAGTTTCACGAAGCCACTTTTGGGCAACATACAACACTGGACACAAAAATTCAACTGGTTCGTTATCTATTTCCGTACAACATGACATACTTTGCGGAATGTCGTATCTTCTAATAATATTATCGCAACTTATTGTGTGTTCACACTTCCAATTAAACCCTTTCTCTTTCAGCAACTTTGCTGTTTCTAATGTTACAAGTTCTTCGGTCATAATTTTATTCTCCTTTTAGTTCATTAATTAAAGCGTCAGCACAAGCAATTGCAAACCGGGCAATGCCTTTAGGTATTGTATGTTTTTCTCCCTTCTTGTAATCTGCTTCCAAACAAGCGTAACCAACTACTGCATTGTCACTTAAAATCCCTTGCATGGCAGCTTTCGCCAGTTCATATCGCCTCTGTTCCCAGTCGATAGCTGAAAAATCAAGTTCGCATTCTCTGTAAACCATAATTACCACACACATATAAATAATCTTTGCTATGTTGAGAGTTGATGTTTAATTAGGGAATTACATTTACCAAAACTCCTGTTGATTTTATATTTAATCGAAATACATTACTTTCTTATCTATACATACCTTGAATCTTGAAAGAGATTCACTATATTGTGTAATATCATTGGGATTATATTTGTTAACAAAACATCCAGTACGTTTATGGTATCTGACACAAGCATTTTCAGGAGATTTAGCCAATATTTCTTTCTCATCGCTAAAACTAAAAAGTAAATTATCTCTGTATGATACCTTATACCACTTTACTTGGTTTCTTATCTTTTTAAAATACTTTGCTTTCATTATTCCTCCTTTCCTTTAAAGTATTCGATCAATTCGTCTACGGTAGCCTTGTGATAACGCCCTGAAATAATAGTTGCATTATCCCAATTTTTATCCCAAAAGAACATAATGCCTTTTGGCTCTATGAAATAATGATCGTTACCAATAGAATCGTCATAAGAAACGCTAAGAATGGAATCTGTTATAAACCACTGCATGTAGTTATTATCATCCCTTAATGCAGCGATAGCCAAAAAAAGTTCCTCGTTCGTTCCGCAATCAAAACCATTACAGTCGTTGAGCGATTTTATATCATTAACCCAATTATCGCTACATTCGAGATTGTCGTATTCTATTGGGGAAAGCATTTTATATCCAACCTCTTCCAGCTTTTCTCTAAGTGCTTCGGTATTCTTTCTTATAAAGCACGGTGTTGTAAATCCCATAGTTACTTGTTTTCAAATCGTTTAAACATTTAACAATCCAATTCTCTTCAATTTCTTTCTAAAATTCTTTTCATTCAAGGCTTGGTCGTAATAGCAATCAGGTTCTATAACCGTTTCAGTTTTGGTTACAGGAAGCCCATTCAAACCAATAGCGACCTTGTGTATAATAGAAGTTCTCTTAATTTCTCCTGTTTTTCGATTAAAAGAGAACAGGATATGTCCCGGATTCTTCTTAATCTTATTAACTAATTTATATTCTGTTTGCTGCTTTTGCAGATATTCTATCTGTTCCTTAGAAAGATTATCTTTTGTTATAATAGGTACTATATCCATTTTAGTTATTCCTCCTTATCTATCTTAATATCCGTTTTCAATGCACCAGCACAACATATCGTAGGCCGCATCAATGAGTTCTTTACTTTCTGTAATATTTGTCATAGATCTAGAATAAGGTTCCATATACAAGCACGTATAGCTATCTGCAAGTTTTTGCATGGTCAGCACTTCTTTGCCAATAAAACAAGGTAACTTGTCGAGAATATCCTGCAAGGTGTAGATATGGTATAATCCAAGTTCTTGTAAATGTTTCATTTGCTCGAATGACAATACCTGTTTCATTTCTTTTCCTCCTCCGTTTTAATCTCTGTTACTTTACCACGATTAATAAAACGTTCATCAGAGTTATAATATCCAGCAATTACTTTACACAAGGGACGATCCATTCTACATTGTTCTTGTAGACTACAATTGTCACATGGTGAACTATTCCGCATTAATACTAATTCATGCAGCACCCCGTCTATTATTATTCCGTTATTTACTTTCATACCGTTCATCCATTAGAAGTTACACCCAAACACAATACTTTGTCAGAAACGCCTATATCATCAAATTCCAAAGTTAAATACTCTGTATCGTAAGGATAAGGGTATCTGCAATTTTTCAATTCCTCATCCGTCAATTTGCGTCTGACACGCATCTCGATTTCAAAATCATCGGGAAGGTTCTCTATGATTTTTCTAAGTTGTCCTACGTTCTTTATTTCCATAATCAATCTCCTTTTTCTTTTGGCTCATAAGTTGCAATACTATTAATACTTCTTTTACCAAAGAATCTATAAGTCAACGTTCCTCCATAAAACTCTATGGTATCTCCCTTAACAGTAATAACCATTCCACCTTTTAATCTATGTTCCATATCATCTTTACAAGATAACATCGTGGTTGCCATAAGTATAATTAATATAAACCTCATATTCAATCTCCTTTCTCTTTAATCCGTTCCAGTACATCTCTGTTGGCTTCTAGTATATCATCGAATGAAGGTATGGGCATCCACATGTCACATTCGTAGTCGTTCCAATCCTCAAATTCAAATCCTCCGTCTGTCGCAACGTATGGCGATCTCCCGGTTGAAACAACGATATAGCCACTAACAATCGCTCCATTTGATACCATTCTGCAAAGGACAAGCTTATTTGGCTCAGGCAACCGTTCATTAACGCTTATCCAAGGAGATTGCTTTGACTGCCACTCTGCACCACATTGAAAATCTTCCATACTATCAGCATGACGTGAAACGTAGGTATCCGCGTCAACTTCTTTCAGAACGTCTTTTCTGAAAGAAGTTTTATTAGTAGCATAATCGTATGCCGCTTCTTCTACTGTCTGTTTCATTTCTATCTCGTTTTACGCTAACTGATTCTAACATACTTACCTGCGATATCACAGGTTCTTAATATCTCTGCATTCTCTTCACCGAAAGCGATTAGGATACTACCACAACCGGGAGAATCTCCGCGAGTACCATCTGGACGAAAGAAACGAATCCGGTTACGTAGAAACTTCATCGCTGTTGCCTTCTCGAATATTACATCTTGAAACATCTTTGAATCGCAACGGTTGAAAAGTAATGCAATTCCGTTTCCATGCTCTGCCAAACGCTTAACAAACTGTTCTATAAGCGGACGGGAATAAGGAGGATTTAGCCAAACCCGGCCTATCCATTTTTTAGTTAAGCCATCCTGATTCTTGTTGTACATGATTTCTGCTGTTTGCCAAAGTGGGTTAACCGGAGCACATGGATCTAAATCGAACTTTCCCAATGCGTCTATAATTTCCTTTGGCGTGTACCATTCGTCAGTGGTATTAGCTGACTTTTCAAAGGTTGTATTCATTTCTTTCTTGATTTACACTAATTCAATTATAGACTTCTTTAAATTAACAAATAAAGGTATTTCTGACATGCCCCCATTGTAATCCAACTGTCTTAAAGAGGGTACAACCTCTCCGTTATCATCAATATCATAATCTGCAATATAGGCTAACTTCTTCGCTTCGGGAACCAATATCCTTTCATTGTTCCAAAAAGTATATCTTTCATGAGCCATGACCGTTATACAGACCTTGCTTCCAACAGGAAATCCTTGGTTGGATTCAATGTATTCCTTTTCCAACTGAATTTTCTGATTTTTCAATTCCCTTATTTTTGAATCAATATCATTTTTCTTTGTCTGAAATTCTTCTTTGTTCATTTTTATTTATTTTGAATTATTTTTTTATAACTACCGCCATTGTACTAATAGAAGTGCCACTCTCTTTAAACTCGCCTGCGCTGATTTCAAACACTTCTCCATGTACTTCTTTCAGCCAGTTGCGGAAATCAATACATTTCTTTTCCGAAGCGAATTTCCAGTGTTGGCTGGTTATTGCTGCAAGCGTGCCGCCTTCTTCCAATCGATCATACATAAGCCTGACATGCTCTATATCCTGATTAGCGGAAAACGGAGGATTTGCAATAATCTTAGTGTAACTACCTACACTGTCTTTGGTGAAATCTTCATCAAGCAATATTACGTTGTTAAGGGTGTGAAGAAATTCTCTGTTTTCTGGCATCAGTTCATAGCATTCCACTGTTACGGAAGGACAAGCCCTATGAATGGCTTTAATGAGAGCACCGCGGCCGGCACTCGGCTCCAGTACCGTATCATCCTCATATATCCCTCCGGCAAGCATAACCAGCCAGTCGGCAACATCGGCCGGAGTTTCAAAAAACTGGTAATCCTGCTGTAGGTTGCACCGTTTACCCTCTTTCAAAACGGAAAACACACGTTTCGGATTAAACGGGAATGTGAAACCTTGTACCTTCCCACCTTGCCATGAGCCGCCGGCTTCTTCTATCCACTTCTTTGCTTCGGCATAAGATTTTTTACTGAATTGAACTTGAGGAAGTTTGAGGATATTGTTCTCAAGAGTACAATGCTTCAGTATTTCTTCCACATTCCATTTTTTGCCTTCGTCAGCCTGTTTTTTCTTTTCATCCATCGGAACATCCGGCGCTAACAGTGAAGATATTTTCGCAATAACCATATTACTCGCATCCATGAAAGTATTAATACAGGAAAGTGCTTCCATAAGAAATTCAGTATCAACATATCCGGCTGCGTCATAAATATCTATACATTCAGTCATATTCGACAATTCATTGAGCTGATCTACACTACCACGTAACATTTTTATTAAAGTCTCTTTGTTGTTCATCATAACTTTTCTGTAAATAAATTCTTGTTGTATCTACACTACCATGACCGAGAAGGTCTGCTAATTGAATTATATCTTTAGTTTTCTTCAAGAACATCTTAGCGAAAAAATGGCGAAAGGCGTGTGCGTGCATCTTCTTCGAATCGATGCCGCAATGTTTACCCCATGCTTTCAAGTGCTGGGAAAAGCCCCGCTGTGTGATCGGGCCGAATCTCCCTACTGCGAAAATCCCAGTCTTACCATGTTCCTTAGCATAAGCCTTCGCTTCTTGCTGCAATTGCTTTTGGAAGAAAAAACGTCTGTACTTGTTACCCTTTCCTTTTAATGTCACTTCCCCGGATATGATGTCTTCCCACGTAAACTGCTGGAATTCCGACAGACGGGCGCCCGTTGTTCCCAAAACCTTGATAAAAAAGTAGTAATCCTTATTGTTTTTCCCCTTGAGATATTCCAACAGCCGGTTATATTCCTCTTCGGTCGGCACATTGTTCACATCAAGCTCGCGCTTTATTTTGGGACGATTCAGCTCTATAGGCTTCTTCATCCATCTAGAAAATCTTTCTATTGCTGTAATCCGCAAACGGATGGTAGCGGGAGATAATTTTTCTTCTTCAAGACTTTTTATAAACCTCCTGCAATTATCCATGTTTACCTCATTGGCGTATTCAAAATACTTCTTCATGGATGTGTAATATATATAAACTGTATGAGATGAATAATCATTGTTATCAGTCAACCATATTATGAAATCATGGAGTTGTTTCTTGTTCTTATCCGAAATGACATCAAGTTTTTCCAAAGGTCTCACCGCCTTTTCCCTTTTCCCATATCCGATGTTGAGATAGGATAATAGATCGCATATAGCTGAACACATTAGCGAATGACGCACCATGACATCTGCATTTTCACGCTTGTAATTCAAATAACCACGGCGGTTCACTTCTTTGGTCATCTCTAAAAAATCCGAGACATGCTTGATATATTTCCCGACAGTATCATAAGTCCTGCCTGTTGTGTATAAGTAAGAAATATAATCAGTTAATATCTTTTGCCTGTCATTATTCATAATCTTGTTTAATTAAATTATACCAATCATTGCTATCTTCAAAAAAACATCTGTATCCATTAGCCGTATGTTTGCCTCTCACTTTCCGACATATAGCACTGATCAAAGACGGAGCCACGCCAATCATCTTACCAGCCATTTGTATCGAAGGGAATACTCCACATAATTTCTCATCCTTTATCAAAACAACACTCTTTTTATTCATGCCTGCACCAGTCTTATGCCAAGCCCCACGTCCTTTAGACAGATTTTTTATACTTCTGGCCTTGGAACGTTTTGAATGATAAACCATTTTACGACCCTTGTTGTGAGAAACACAACCTTTTAAAAATCGTCCGGTAATAAAGTCTCTCTCAAATCGCTCAGGCGGTATATATAATTCACTCATATCTTATTTGTTATTAATTATTTTTCAAAATTATCGTTGGTTAATCTACTCGCAGAGAGCTACCCGACTGCCAAAAAGTATCAGTTTTGGTAAGTAGGTATCAAGTTTGTAGAAAGGGAAACGCACTGTCCGGATTGTTTGTCCCTGTCCACAGGTCTGTTCGCTGACGGCAATATTCAAAACTACGGAAGCGATGGCGGCATCAGCCGCATACAGTTCACAAAAGTCTCCGTTCTTGAAAATTAACAGATAACCCGGATGCTTCCCTTTTATTTCGTAGTATTTCTCCATTACTGAATTTTTAATCTAATTTCCTGTAGCACAGAAAATCAATGATAGATACCATACTCTTCCCACCCTTCTTGTTGACAATTTATAGGCAAATGAAGCCCCGTATAAACGAGATAACGATATAATGTTGTTTTTGAAACTTTCAACCTTTTAGATATAACAGTTTTTTCTGTTCCTTTAGCCAATTCTTTTACAATATAATCATGTTTGTTGACACATTTGGGATTAAGTCTACAGCGAAAGCCACGACAATGTCCGAGCATTGCCCCTTCTGCTTTTTTTCTCGCCAATGCCTCTTTTGTACGTTGACTGATAAGATTGCGTTCAATCTCAGCTGACAATCCAAAAGCAAAGGCAAGGACTTTACTTTGTATATCTTCCCCAAGTCGATAGTTGTCTTTTATTGTCCAAACTTTACATTCCTTTCCCATACAGATATTCAAGATTTCCATAATCATAAAAAGATTACGTCCAAGACGTGAAAGTTCACTACAGATGATAATATCATCTTTGCGTACTTTACGTAGTAAACGTCCAAGCTGTCGTTTTGTGTAATTTTTCGTTCCACTGATAGTTTCTTCTATCCAATCGTCAATCATCAGCTTATTGCGTTCACAGAAATTGTTTATCTCAAAACGCTGATTCTCTACAGTCTGCTTATCACTACTTACTCTAATGTATCCGTAAATCATAACTTATATTCATTTCTTTCTTGTTTTACGCTAATTGTTTATCGAAAATCTTAATACATTCGAATAAATATTTTGCCACTGTTGGATTTACCGCATTGCCGATACTCCCAACTCTGTGTGACCAATTGGGAAACCCATCATCATTTCTAACAGTGTTATGCGCTGGGATTTCAAGAATCCTTTTTGCGCAAGTATATCCGACACTCGTATCTGATGTCCACTGTTTAAATATCGAGTTAATGCTTCCACATTTGCAAACGTCGCCTTGTAATCCGATTTTGTTGGAGTAGGCAATAAGATAAAGTCTTTCCCTTTTGTGTGGGTATCCAAAAGCGTAGTTTGATATACATTGCCATTCCGCATTATACCCGATTTTGGAAAGGTCGCATAGGACTTGTTCGAGACCGGAAATAGTGAGAGCTGGCGAATTTTCAATGATGACGTATTTAGGTCTAACTTCCCATATAATTCGGTACATCTCACTCCACAACCCGGAGCGCTTTCCCTTAATACCTTCACGTTTTCCGGCAACACTGATGTCTTGACACGGAAATCCTCCACTAATGATGTCCACATATCGGAGTCCGGTTGTTTTTGTAATATCTGTGAATCTTTCTGCATGAGGAAATTTGTTTTTTAATATTTCACCTTGAAATTTTTCTATCTCACAATTCCACAAAGTGTCAATTCCTGCCATTTCGGCACCTAATTCAAAACCGCCAATACCACTAAACAAGGAGCCGTGAGTCAATTTACTTTGCTTCATTTCTATATCGTATTTTGAACCATTTTCCTGATGTCAGGTAAATGGTAATTATTATTAATTAAATTCTTATTGTAATATCAGCAAGCTATTAATCAACCTCTATAATCTGATATCTCCCTTTTTGGATGTAAATCTTATGGTTGTAATAATCCTTGATTACTGCATATCCAGACTGGGGCCTAATATTACCTGTTAAATCCTCAACATAAGAATTTTCGTAGGCTTTCACTGTTGCGCTGTCGTAGGCTTTCACTGTTGCGCTGCCGTAGGCTTCCACTGTTGCGCTGTCGTAGGCTTTCACTGTTGCGCTGTCGTAGGCTTCCACTGTTGCGCTGTCGTAGGCTTTCACTGTTGCGCTGCCGTAGGCTTTCACTGTTGCGCTGCCGTAGGCTTCCACTGTTGCGCTGCCGTAGGCTTCCACTGTTGCGCTGTCGTAGGCTTTCACTGTTGCGCTGTCGTAGGCTTCCACTGTTGCGCTGTCGTAGGCTT